TTACGGCCGCGCGGGCGGCGCTCTGACGGGCGGAGGGCCGCCGCGTTTTCGGCTTTCATCGTCGGCACGGGCCAATAGCGCCGTCTGCAACTCGGCGATACCGCGGCGGTCGGCCTCGCACTGCAAGCCCCACTTGCGAAGCTCGAGGATGAAGTCAGCGACTTCGATCTCGGTCGGCACCTTGGAGGCGGGGACCGGCGGCATCGGCCGGGGGCGGAGCAGATCGGGAGAAATCGTCTGCACGACCGTCTGCACCTCGACTTTCGTGATCACCGGCGGCTCCGGCCGCGGCGTCGACGCGCAAGCCGTCAAAAAGGCGCTGAAGCACAGGGCCGGTAGGGCGGTCTTTATCAAGCTCACGAAGCACCTCCTGCTTGAGTCTGTCCGTACGTTTCTGAACCGCTTCGCGCTCTGCGGCGGCCGCGGCGGTCATGGCAGCGCTCGTCTTCGCGATCTCGTCGACTCGACGAGCTGCGCGCGCATTCGCTTCGGCGATGTCGATCGCGGTCGCGAGGTCGGCCTTCAGCTGCTCAACCTTGGCCTGCTCGAGCTTCAAACGCTCGCGCGCGTTCTCGACGCGGCCGCTCTGAATCCAAAGCGCTCCGCCGGCGGCAACAGCCAGCAGCGCGGCAGCAACCCAACCGACGAAGGGTTTCAGCATCCAGCCCATGTCGCCTCGAGCCTCGTCCAGGTTGCTTGGATGCGATCGACATACTGTATCGTCTCGCGGCTATGCGCGCCGGTGACCTGCGGCAGGCAGACGATGATCTCGCGATACAGCGGTCGGCCGCCGCATGCGCGCTGCGCAGCGAGAAGGTTTCCGTGGCCGGCGTTGTAGGAGGCCTGCGCGAGTTGCTGCCGATCGAGCAGCGGTCGAGGCGCGCGCCAGTCCGCGCGGCGCTTCGCCATGTAGAAGGCTCCGGCCTCGATCGCGACTTCGGCTTGGAAAGGCGTGCTGCCGAGCGGCAAACCCATCTGCCTCTGCAAATCGGCCCAGGTGCCCGGCATGATCTGTGCGATTCCCATCGCGCCGACCGGGCTGACGGCATCGGCGCGCAGGTTGCTCTCGGCGATCAGCTGAGCCTTCCACGCGCACCAGAAGGGGAAGTCACCCCACCACCGCTTCACCGCCTGCTCGATTGCCCCGTCGTATTTAGCTGTAGATGTAGCCGGCGAGGAGGCACAGAGCGAGATAGCGAAGGCCGCGATAAACACCCAAAGACAGCGCATTTTCGGCGATCTTGTTGAAGACGTCATTACGGAAAGAGACACCGTTCAAACGGTCGAGGATGCGACCGTTCACCCAGACGAAAAATGCAGCCGCGATGAAGGTCAGCGTCTTCATCGCGAACGAGAGCGCTACGACATCGCTGATGGGCCAGGCGGTTTCCACGGCTCAGCCTTCCTCACCATAAGGCGCGGCGGCCGCGCGCGTATCGCACTTGCATGTCCGCTCAAGCGTATCGATGCGGTGCGTGAGGACCGGGATGGTCGCGACGATCGGCTTGATGGCGGCGATGTCGTCGCGGATCGTTTCGAGCATGGCGCTGAATTTGCCGGCCGCATACACAGCGAGAACGATCTGCACCGCAAGCACTGTGGGGATCGCGAAGCGATTCACGTTGATCGTATTTCCGCTCGGCTCAATCTGCGACATCATCGGCCTCGAAATCTTCCGGCTCCGCGACGGAATCTGTTCCTGGATCATCGCCCGGCAAGTGCGCTTCCAGAATCGTCCTATAACCGGCGTTGCTCAGATCGTGCACCACTTTTCTCGCGACCCAGGTGCCGTCGACTCCGCTGCGAAATCCGCTGACGATCAGCGTGCATTCGGCGAGCAGCGATGGTTCACCCACCATCGCGATCGAGAGGCGGTTCGCCGCCCGCTTCATGTCTTTCGCTTTGGCGGCTGCGGCGGCACGTGCCTCCGTTGCCGTCGCGAATTGCTTTTTCAGGCGGTGCGCGGGGCCCGGCCCGACGGCCACCCGTTCGACTTTCGACTCGCCGGAAACGAGGTCCCACCATTCGGCCTCGATCGAGCCGTACTTCGCGCGCTTTCCGATCGTGACCGACCAGTTGGACACTTGCGCGGGCGAGATGGAGACGGTCCGGCCCGCGCCTGGGCCGGGCCGCCCCTTGCCCATATCGCCGAACCACAGCTTGCCGTTCGTCGGCTTCGCGGCAGCGCCGATATCGTAGCCGAGGCGCGTCAGGAAATTCGCATCCGACTCGGCCGTCTGATCCATGTGCGGAATCGCGATCTGCGCCAGCGTCGGATCGACGGAAGCCGCGAAGCCGTGCTCTGCGGCGATTTTCTGCACGATCGCGCCGACGGTCGTGTCGTGCCAGCTGCGCGTGCGCGCCGCCTTCATCGATGAAATCACCGCAGCGCCGCCGGAACGCGTGTCGGCGCTTCGCGCGTTGACGGTGATCATGCGATCGGGCCCGTCGATCTCGATCTCGTCGACGACGTACGCGCCGCTCTGATAGAGCGTTCCGCCTTCCCAGCCGATCGCGGCAGTGAGTTCAGCGCCGATGCGCGGCAGCTCGAGCGTGCCGCCCTCGTCGGTCAGCGAAAGCGATAGGCGGTCCGAGGTGAATCCGACCTCGTCCGAAATGCTGAGGCCTGCGAAGCGCGAAGCGATAGTCGCCGTCAGATCGCTGCCGCCCAGGGTGATGCGATAGGCGGGGCGCATTTCACCAGAGCCTGACGGTTTCGACGGCGGGTGCTGTCACGCCCTTCGGCTCTGGCAGCAGGATCTCGACACCGGCCGGCAGCACTTCGCCGTACGCGGCGAGGCCTGGATTCATCTCAAGCACGGTCTCGGCAATGCCGACGACGTCGCTCCCGTAAACGAGAGCGCAGATGGCGTCGACCATGTCGCCGTCGTTGGTGATGTAACGCATCATGAGCGGATCCGCGCGTAATCGAGGATGCCGCCGACGCGCGGCTCGACCCGCGGCGCGGTGAACATCGGCACGTCGTTTCCGATCGCCTCGTTGATCGCGCTGCGACCGTACCGCCGAAGAGCGCCTTGCGCGGCCGCGCTCGGCGACTGCAGAGCAAGCCCTAGAGGCGCGGCCGAGCCGCCATACCCGTCGAACGAGCGCGCCATCGTCGCGCTGAAACCGCGCGCCGCTCCGGTGAGCGTGTTGCCTTCGAGAGCGCCGTCGAGCGCGCCGTTCAGCACATCGCCGAGAACGCGCCCGCCGACGCTTTCGACAGAGGGCAGGCCCAGCGGCTCGAACGGGTCGACATTCCAGCGGCGCGAAGAAGCCGTGTCGGTTTCGTCGGGATAGCGCTGCAGTCGCAAGGCGAAGTCGATCCGCCGCGGCAAGCCGGGCCCCAGCAGCGAAGAGAATCGCTCCTGGATCGTGAGAATGACCCAGCGCCCGAGCGCATCGCCGACGCCCGAGGTCATCACCAGCGGTTCGCCCCTGCCCGCCTGCGCGCGCATGGCATCGACCTGGCCCAGGCCGCCGCGGTAATGCGGCATGATCGTGCCTTCGAGATCCATCGTCTCTTGCCCGGGCCCGATCCATTGGACCGAAGGACCGCGGTTGATGCGATCGAGGCTCGCCCATCGGTACTCGGTCGCACGCGCCACCGATTGGTAAGCGGCGGTCGCCACCGAGAACCGGAAATCGCCGAGCGACATCAAGACATCCATGGGCCTTACCTCAGTCGTGCAGAGCGGCGCGGCGTTCCGATTCCGCCGCGCGCATCGATCGCTGAAGCGCCTGTTCGACTGCAGCGCCGATTGCGTTCGGATCACCGCCGCCGGAGACGGTGATGTTGATCGGCGCGTTCACCGTCATTGCACCGCCGTTCACCGTGCGTGCGGTCGCGTTGTCGTTCGCCGCCGCCGGGCGCATCAAGGGCGTGGGGCGCTCAGCGGGGCGCGGCCCGAAAAGCCCCGTCGCCGGCGAAGCGCCCGCCACCAAGCCCGGCGTCGCGGCAACCGGGGCCGACGGGCCGACGGGCGGCCGCACCGCATCCGTGGCCGCTTTGGCGGGGTTTACGGCAAGGTTTCGCAGCCAGCTCGCTACGCGCTCCCATGCCGCGACCATCCCGCGCCAGAGGCTGCCGATGATGCCCGCCCCGATCTCGCCCAGGTCGAGCGATTGCAGCCATGCGACGCCGGCTGTGAACGCGTCGCGGATGCCCGTCCACACGCCGACCGCTTCGGCGACCGTCGCGCGCCAGCGCGCGGTGAATGCGTCGGCGATGCTGCCGGCGGCCGCCACCAAGCCGCCCCAGGCCCATGCGATAAAGCGCTCGATGCCGGTCGTGATCTGATCCCAGACGCCGGCGAAGAAGCCCGCGATACTGCCCCAGTTGCGGTAGATCAGATAGCCCGCGGCGGCGATCGCGGCGACGCCGGCGATGAACCACCCGATTGGGGTTGCCGCCAGCGCGATGCCAAGCTGCGTGAAAGCGAGCGTGAGCGCCGCCAGCGCCGTAACCACCGGGCCCAGGATCACTGCTGCGATCGCGATCATGGCCGCGTTGAAGGGCCCGCCGACCATAGCGGAAAGGCGATCGAGAAAGGCGACGCCGGCCTGCACGCGCTCCCACAACGCCGCCAGCCGCTTTCGCGCTTCGCTCGTCGGATCGAGAAGCGAGCGCACGGCGGCAGCCGCCCTGCCCGCCCATTCGGCAAGGCGCGCGCGGATGGCATCGGCATTGGCGAGAACAAGCGAGCGCATCGTCTCGACAAGCTCATTCGCCACGGGCATCAGCGCCGATCCGACCATCAGCCGGAAGCCGTTGAAGATCGCCATCAGCCGGCTGATGTTGTCGTTCAGCGTATCGGCGGCGGACGCGGTATCTTTGCCGAGCACGCCGCCGATGCGGTCCAGCTCGTCGCCGTACGCGCGCAGCGCACTGCCGCCCTCGTTCAGCAGCGGGATCAGGTCCGAGCCGGAGCGGCCGAACAGGCGGAGCGCAATCGCGGTCTTCGCCGGCCCGTCGGGCATCTTCTGAAAACGATCGGCGATGTCCTGCAGCAGCGTTTCGGTCGGCTTGATCTGGCCGCGCGCATCGCGCAGCCCGACGCCGATCGAGGCAAAGGCCGCCGCTTGCTCTTTTCCTCCCCGAGCCGCTTGCGTGAGGTTCTTGCTGAAGATCTTCAGCGCGGTGTCGAGTCCCTCATGGGATACGTTCGCGATGCCCGCCGCATACGCCAGGCGCTGATACGCTTCGACGGCGACGCCGACCTTCTGTGCCGCGTTGAAAACGCTCTCGCCGGTATCGGCCGTCGTCTTCACCAGAGCGAGGAGAGCGCCGGCACCTGCGGTCGCCATCAGCGAAAACTGCGTGACCGCCCCGGCGGCCGCGCTCGCCACGCCCGCGACTCCGCTCGCGACCCCGGCGACGGCCGTACGCAGCCGCGGCAGCCCGAGCGCTTTGTCGAGTTCGACGAACGAGGAGCGCAGGCGGCGCACCGGCGCTTGAATACGGTCGATTCTGTCGTTCAGCGCCTTGAGCGGCGCGGTGATGCGATCGAGCGCACCGATGACGACTTCGACGCCGGGGACCTTCGTCATTTCAAGACCCCTTCTTCGGGAGCCGCGCTTCGATCTCGCTGCGCCACATGAACAACTCGTCGAGGTCCATCGCGCTGATCTCGGCCGCCGACCAATGGAAGGTCATGGCGATATCGGCCATGGCGGAGATCACCGCCGGGCCGATCTGCGCTATGGCTTGGCGAAAGGGGTTGCCCCCATCTGCTTTCCAAGCAGGTCGGCGATCGCCGCGTAATCTTCACCGTCGATCGTGTCCACGGCCTCTGGCGGCATCTCGGCGAGGTCGCGGATCATTGCCAGGCTCATTTCGACGGGACCGAGCTTTTCCTTTTCCCAGCGGCGGAAGTCGCCGGCGCGGAGCCGGCGGAGACTTAGCGTGGTGTAGTGCGTGCCGTTATGTTCGAACGGATGCTTCAGCGTGTACTGCGTCGTCATGGGGCTCCTCACGCGCCGATCGCGTTGCGCATCGCCTCAAGCTGGTCGACGCCGTTGACGACGCGGCGCGCGTTTTCGATATCGACCTCGAGCACGTCCTGGCCGCCGATGTTGAGGCGGTAGTACGAGGCGCGCGCGGTATACGCGATGGGTGCGTTCTGCCCGGCCACCCAGTTTTCGGGCTCGACCGCGCTGATGATGCCGCGGACGTAAATGTTGACCGGCTGCACATCGGCGCTGCCGCCGTTCGCGAGCTGGTAGGCCCCTTTGAAGGTGATCGCCGTGCGCGTGTTGCCGTACTGGCCGAAGAGCGCGACGATCTCCGGATGCCAATGGCTCAAGGTGAAATTCACCTCGATCGGCTCCATGCCATAGTCGACCGGCAGCGCCATATCGAATCCGCCCGGGCGGAAGTCCTCGAGGATCAGGGACAGATTGCCCGGGGTCAGCTCCATCACCTCGCCGAGATAGCCGCGGCCGTCGACGAAGAGGTTGAAGCCTTTGAGAACGCGGCCTTTCATGGTGTGCTCCTTGGCTTAGGCGGCTTCGTCAATGAGTTCCGACAGATAGTCGGGCGTGACGATCGCGCGGAACGTGATGCGCTCCGCCACCGGGCTCGGCGTGAAATCGAAGTCGAGGTAAAGGCGGCCGTCGGCGAGCGACTGCGGCGTGTTGAGATCCGGATTCGGCCAGCACTTCCCGCCGACGATCGCACCGAGGGCAATCAGGCGGCGCAGATAGTCGTTCACGCTCTCGACCACCGCCTCGATGAAGTTGCGCGTGATGTTGCGGTCGACGGCCCACAGATGCGCGCGCTGCACGCTGTCCATGATCATGTCTGCGGTGCGGCTGTGAGCGAGGAACGCGAAAGCAGGATCCGCGCTCGTCGTGCGGTTGCCCCACAGGCGGTATCCCTGCTCGCGGATGATGGTCGCGATCTCGTTCTCGTTGAGATAGTTCGCAGTCGTATTCGGGTCGCCCAAGCTGAAATCGATCGGGCGGCCCATGCCGGTCGTGCCGGTGAGAATGTGGTTCGAAGGCGATACCCAGAAACCTTCCTCGACATCGACCTGTGCGATGAGGCCAGCCACCGCCGCACTGGCGGGCATCGCGATCTGCGCGCCCGTGACGCCGTCGATCGTCTTTTCCCAGGGATCGACGATAAAGATTCGGCGGCTGCCCCAGTCGTTGCGATAGGCGAGCGCATCGGCGTTGTTCGTGTTCGGGCCGTCGGCGACGATGTGAGCGCGCAGCGAGTTCGCCGGCGTCGAAAGAGCCGCCACCACGCCGTTCGCGTTGCCTCCGGCACGCTGATGCGTATGGCCGGTCGCGATCAGGATTCGCGGCGTCACATCGTGCAGCGCCTGCGCATTCAGCAGCGCATAGACGCCGGTGCGCGTCGTGCTGCTGCCGATGACCGCGGCTTCGAGAACCTTGCTCGGATCGACCCATGCATAGGCCACGTGCGCTGCGGCGTCGTTGGTCAGCGCGCCACCGGTAATGACGGTGATCAGGCCCTTGTCAGCGTCGAGCGTGTAATCGGTGCCGACGACGAGCGCAGCCCCGGCCCCGCCCGCCTCTTTCACCACCACTTCGCGTACGAAGCGGTGCGGCAGCTGGATCTGCTTGTTCGTGATGGTGCGGTCAGCGCCAGCGACAGCGGTCTTGTGCGTGGCCGGGTCGCAGACGTTGACGACGACGACGGTCGCGCCGCCGAAGTCGAAAATGCGCTTGAGCGCTTGCGGAATCGTGAAACCGCTCGAATAGCCGGCCAGGTCGGGCGTGCCGAAGAGTTCGGCCGCCTGCGTCGGGCTTCCCACGATCAGCACAGGCTCGTTCAAAGCGCCCTTCGGCGCGGTGCCGACAAGGCCGATGACGCTCGAACGCAGCGTGCGGATCGGTCGCGCGCCTTCCGTGAGCGTAATGACCTCAACGCCGTGCAGAAACTGGTCGCTCATGTCGGACTCCTGCGGTTACAGCCGCGCGTTCGGATACGTAAGCTCTATGTCCTGAGCCAGGTCGCCTTTCAAGCGCACAGTGTGCACCGGCGGTTTGTCGAAGCCGCCGGCTTCGTTCTTTTCGACGTCGTAGAAATGCACTTCGCGCACGACGCCGCCGCCTGGCGCGGCAACGATCTCGGTGACGATGACGGTTTTCACGCCCTCGATTGCGATGCTCATGTTTGTGTAGGTGATGCTCACAATGCGTTCTCCATCGGCCAAGCGGCGAGCACCGCCTGCACCTCTCCTGAAGTGATGCGGCCCTTGGAAATCAGCGACGCGAAAAAGCCGGTCGGACCCACCAGCTGCGACGAGGTGCGGCTGATCAGACGTTCCTCAGCGACTTTCAGAAACCCGATGAAATCCGTATCGGCGAGCGTTGCGTTGATCTCGGAAAGCGTCATGCCGCCCGGGCCCGGCGCGCCGAGCAGAGTCATCAAGCCGACGACGGTCAGCATCTTCGGCACCATGTCCTTAGGCGGCTCGCCGGGATCGTCGATGATCTCCCAGCCGTTGACCCACACCGCCTTCTTGCCCAGCGGAATGGTGTCTGGCGGCGGTATGAGGACGGCGTTCGCAGGTCTCGGCTGCCCTTCGGAAAGCGTGGCCGTCTGCCCGCTGTAGAAGCCCCGCGCGGTGAGAAGATAGGCCGTGGTCATGTCATTTCACCCGAACCATCTTGGTGTAGTTTACGGCCGCGCTGAGGTTCGGCAGCTGGAATTCCGTGGTCGGATCGTACGGCTTGGGCAGTGCGTAAACACCCGCAGTGCCGACGCCGCGTACAACGCCATCCCGACTGAAGGCTTCGCCAACTGTAATGCCCGTATACTGCGTGCCGACGCCGCCAGCGCCGAAGCGGATCGTGTTGCCGCCATAGAGAAAGCCGTCCAGCTCCGCGAACTGGTTGGCGACCATCGACGTGCGCATGCCGAAGGGCGCGATCGACGCGAGGTTCGAGACCGGTGCGCGCTGCTCGCTGCCGCTTGCGACGCCGTACAGGAAGCCCTGCACGACAGGCCCGAACGAGCCGGTTTGGAATCCTACGATCGGCCAGTTCGTGGCACCGGTTCCGAGGATATGGGCGCGGACGGTGCCGCCGTTTGTGGCCCAAAGCACGCCGTCACGAGCAGTGATCTGCTGCGCGCTGATGCCCGTGGTGGTCCAGCTCAGCCCGCCATCATCGCTGTACCAGATCGTGGATTGGGCGATGACGCAGAAGATCCGCGTGCCGTCGGCATGCAGATCGCCGATGCTCTGCGTCGGAACGCCGGTCGGATGCGAGCCGCCTGTCCACGAGCCTGACAGCCCGGTCGCGCTCGATCGGATCGAGTAGTCGCTCGTACCGTCCCACAGCGCGACGCAGAAGCGGTTCGACGTGACGACGCCGGCGACGAGGTATCCGCCAAGTCCGCTGCCGACCGGGTTGCCGGTGCCGCTGATCGTGTAGAGAGACTGATTAACTCCGAAATTGAATCCGCTCGGCAGGATCAGGCCGCGGCAGTACCCGCCCCACAAGCATTGGGCCATCAGGCCGAACGAGCCGATCTGCACGACGGCGGACTCGACCCACGTGGAGAAGTTCGTCGTGCTGAGAAGCCGAACCGCGGCGTTGCCGCTGCCGTCGTTGTCGGTCACATAAAGGCAGCTGAAGCCGTTCGAATCCGCCCACATGCGCCGCCAATGACGATCGGGGGGGGCCGCCAGCGCGCTCACCGTCGCAGGACGCGCGCGCAGCAACGTCGGCGTCAGCACGAGCGGCACATGGCCCATGCTCGAAAAGAGTTCGGGATAGGCCGACTGCAGGACGATGCTGCCGTTCGCGCGCTTCCAATACTCGCTCTCATACCCAGCGCCGTACACATCGCAGGGATAGCCGACGGGCTGGCTCGCTTCACGCGCCTGCAGCGCGCGGGCCGAAGCTTCGGTCGCTTTAAGGCGCGCAGAAAGAGACTGCGCGATGGTGAGCGCGAATGCTTGAACGATCATCCGAGCGTGCCCGTGTGTGTCATGTCTTTGACGCGGCGGCCGAACGTCGGATCGACCTCGTACTCGATCGCGGTAAGGCCGCTCTTGCCGCGCCAGCCCGAAAGGATCTCCACGACCTCGCCATCGACCCAGGTAAGGGCGATCGTGAACGGGCTCGCGCCGAGCATGCCGCTCAGACCGGTCAACTCCCCTGTTGACGGATCGTAGCCGAAGGAAAGCGCGCTCGGGTTGCGAGTCGCCCAGAGGACATCCTCGTTCGCAGCCGCGAAAAATGCGGCGAGCGCGGCTTCCTGCGCCGCCAGCGAAGCCGCAGCATCCGCTCCGAATTCATCGACGGCATCTTGCGCGCCTTCAAGAACCGCTTCGGCATCGGCGACACGCTCCTGGACCTGGTTGAGGATCGGCCCTACGGTTTCGTCGATCCGCGCCAAACCGAAGCGCTGCAGCTCTTCGATCGTCGACTCGACGGTACCGCGCTGCTCTTCGAGCTTGTGGAATCGCAGATCGACATCTTCGAACCGAACATTGAATTCGGCCTCGGACAGCGGCGTCTTGCCGTCCTGAAATCGATAGAGCTGGTCGAAACGGCGCACCGGCCTACTCCTCGATCGGCTCGGCCGTCGCGACGATCTCCGCCACCTTGGAAAGCTCCGCACCGAGCACTTCGTACTCGCGGCCGGGAAACACGGGGCGGCCGACGATCGTCGTCCGCTCCGAGAACTTCGCCCGGTAGAGCTGATCGGCGGCGAAGCCCGCCTTTGCATTGGCCTTGGGCATGATCCTCTCCCTTAGAGCGCGACCCAGACGCTTTCCGCGACCGTGAACGGTTTCACCGCGGCGCTGCTGCGGTTGCCGGAAAGCTTGATCCGGAACTGCGTCAGAGCCGGGCTCGGGTTGAACGTGAAGGTCTTTGTGTAACTGCCGTCGCCGTTATCGACCGTCTCGACCAGTGCGGCAGTGACTTCACTGTTGTCGGGCTTCACGAGCCGCGCGGTCAGCGTATGGTTCGCCGGCTCGAAGCCCGGCAAGCGCACGATGACTCGGATATCGGACGAAGCCGAACCGAGCGTGTTCATCGTGCTGAAGTGAATGAACGCCAGATTCGGGCGGCTGGCGGTAATCTTGTTCGCGCCGAGCAAAAGCCCCGGCGCAAGATCCTTCGTGCCCACCATGACGACGCGCAGCGGAACGATGTCCGGCAGGGTCGAAAGGCGGCCCAGCGCCGTCGAGATCGGATACCACAGGCCTGCGACCTGGATCTCGTACACGAGGTCCGTGCCGTTCGGCACGACCTGCTGCGTTTTGATGGCGAGATCGCCGATGCCGCCTGCCAGAGTCACCGCGCCGAGCATGATCTCGGTGCGCGCCTGTCGGAATTCCGCGCCGTAAATCGCGAATTCCAGATCCTTCGTCACGTCTCCGACGAAATACTCGCCGTCGTTGCCGTAGAAGAAGGTGCCCTGCGTGAAATTGTTGCCCGAAACGACCGCAGCCTTATGGCCGCCGGTCGTGATCAGCGCGAGCGCATAACGCTTGCCGGATTCGATCAGCACCGGCGGCATGCTCACGCGCGTTTCCTCGCGGTTGCCTTTGAGGTCGGCCACCGGGACGGTTATGCGGCTCAGCACGCGGCTCAGCACCGGCTTGCCGTGCTCGGTTTCGCACAGAAGCACATGCAGATCGCCGGCGTTCGATTTCTCGGTCAGGTAGATGCCCGTACCGGTGAACCACTTGTCTGCAGGCGAGACGAACGTCTGCGCCACGATCACGCCGTTGTAGTTGGTGGTGACCGTGTCCTGGTAATAGTGGGTGACCGGATACTGCGTGTAATACCCATAGCTCTGGTAAGACGCCGTGTACCACCAGTAATCATAGCCATAATACTGGTAGTAATAGCTGTAGTACCAGGGGTTCCACCAATAGTTATAGGTCCAGCCGTAATTGTAGACGTATTCGTAAGTGACGTAACTTTTGATCGAATGCGTCTGGACCTGATAGGTCGACAGCGACACGTCGCCCGAAAAGCCTTCGGTCTTCAGCATGAGCCGCGAATCGTACTTCGGCATCAGCCAGTCGCCGGCGCGCGTGACGTTCGGGTCGATCGGATTCTGCAGAGCGAGAGCGGCTTGCACGCTCGCCGCATGCGGGAACAGGACGCCGTTGTTAACGATCGCCGTCGCGCCGGTCAGTACCGTATCGGTCTGGGCGGTGTTGCCGAAATAGTCTGCGCGATAGCTCTCGTAACCGGCCGGGAGGTTGAGCGCCTCGCGCAAGCGCGCGACGTCCGCGCTCAGGCGGATAAAGCCGGGAAGATCGGCCTTGTTCGCGGTCTTTTCCGCCAGCGCGGCAATGTTCGACGTGAGAGAAGCGATGGTCGGCTCACTGCGGCCGCGCCAGAGTTCAAGATCAGTGATCTTCTGCCGGTTCGCCGCTGCGCTCGGCAGCACGTTGCCGACCAGCTGCTCGATGCTCTCGATGCCGGTCGTTCCGAGCGTCACGTGCGCAATCGCCAGATAGGTAGCGGCAACGGCCGGCGGAACCGGTGTTGCGGATTCTGCTCCGGCAAGAGCCGAAACGTTCAATGCCCGCAGCCGCTGCATGGCGACGGCGTTCGGCTCGGTCGTGTTGGTATCGACGTCGATCAGGAAGTCGCGCGGCTCGACGTCGGTATCGACCACTGAGCCGAAGGCAACGATCGTGACGATCTTCTTCGCCGCCAGCGGCAGGAAGGTGGTCAGGCTGATATCGTTCGCGCTCTCGAGGACGTACACCTTGCCTGCGTCGTAGAGCCGGCCGATCGCGCAGCGCACGAGGGTCGAGCTTTGCTGCGTGACCCCAAGGCCGGTGAAATGGCGACCGCTGCTGAGCCCGTCGGTAACGACGTGGTCGAGCGAATCCGCAATGAACTTCTGCATGTCGCCGAAGTCGTTCGGGCCGATCTCTTGGCGATCACGGAAGATGACCTGTTTTTCCATCAAACGCTCCTACGCCATGCGCCCGCGACAAGGTCGCCGGCTTTGATTCCGTATCCGGCGGTCACCGGCTTGGTGACCGCAAAATTGAGAAGAACGCGATCGCGGGCCGCCTTCGCGAGACGCACCGCCTCGACCACCCGATCGACGCGCGATGGGTCCGGCTTCATCAGATGCCCGCCGACATATCGACCGAAGCGCCTGCGCGAGGTGCGGCCACGGACCTGGACGAGCAACTCCGCGGTGTACGCCGGCATGTTCAGCCGCATGACGCCGAGATGGGTCGTGCGGCCCCGGGCCTCCGGGCGGCGCTCGGGGTCGTGCAGGTAAGTCCGGCTGTATAGCCGGGTCGCAGCCGTGCTCGGGTTGAGAAAGCACTTGCGATCGCCGAAGAAGCCGACGCCTTGCATGACGCCGCGCCGCGTTCCCTGCTCGGCAACCTTCTCGACCCGCACGTCGATCGGCTGCAGGCTGGGGATCACATCGCGACGCGCCAGCACTTGCTCGCTGACCTGATAGGTCGTGCTCGTGCGGATGGTGTACAGACGATCGGCGGCGGTCGACGGCAGGCCGAAGCGCGCAAAGCGCCTCACGTAAGTGCCGCCTTTGGCGCTGCCCTTGCGGCGGACTTCTACGAACTCGACTGCGTCGGTGCTGCGGATATCTTCGCGGCGATCGATCGTCGTGAGCGGGGTTTCAGTTCCTTGGTCCCACAGGAAAGCCCGAGCGCCGTAGCGGATCTCGGCATCGCTGCGGCGCGGGCAGGACGAGGGCGTGCCGACATAGGCATGTCCCATGATAGCCCCGACGCGGCTGCCGCGGTCCCGGAAACGGTAAATGCGAAGCTGCGGGTGCCGCGCATAGAACGCCTGCATCTCGGCTTCAGAGCGGTTCGGCGCGAGGTGGGTTTTGCCGGGAGGCACGACGGCGCGAATGACCTCGCCGCCCGCCATATCGACCGCGAGCTTGATGCCGGCCAGGGTGCCTTTCTGCCGATGCAGCTCGAAGCTGCGGGCGACGACGTTGCGTTTCTTCTGCTCGTCCCAGTCGCGGTCCCAGATATCGACCGAATGCTCGTAGGCCGTGAAGGGCAGTGCGCCAGCGGGCGCGCGCTGAGGGTCGGTCACGGCATCGACGTCGCTTCGCAGCGCGAAGCCCCGCGCCATGGCGACGCTCAGCGCGCGCTGCAGCGGTGTGGCATTGGACGGGAGCAGCGGCTCAGTCGTCACGGCCGGTCACCGTGATCTTGACGCTGCGCAGCCACCCGGCTTGGGCCGGACCGATGACGAGGTCGGCCGCGGGAGACAGCAACCGCACGCGCTGTACGCCGGGCCGATGCAGCGCCGCGATCAACGCCGAGCGCGGCACATCGGTGCCGACGCGAAAAAGGGAATCGGCCTGCCCAGCAAGCGCTAGGCGTGCCGCGGCCTCGACGATACCGGCGTCGGGCCCGCGCTTGAGCGTAAGCTCCGCCACGACATCGTAGGCCGCCAGCTCGGCTTGGCGGACGAGCACCGTGTCCGTCAGCGGCTTGATGTCCTCTGCGTTGAGGCGTCGGACCACGGCTTCCAACTCTGCAGCGCTGCACACGCCGTCCGGCCGCACGGACAGGAGCGCTACGAGGACCGCGCCCGGTCGCGGCTGGGAAACTCCCGCGTCCCGGATCGCTTCATGCGCGGAGAGCGCATGGAATTCGTACGCGCCGCGGCTGCCGGCCGTGTTGAAGGCTTCCGGGGCAAGCTGCACCCGGGCGCGCAACCGCGCGTCATCCTCCCCCGCCAAACGGGCCACGGCGTAGCGGGCTGCGATCTGATCTAGGTCGCTGCCGGTCGCGAGAGCCAGCATGACGGCGCGCGAGCTGTCGTTCACACGCTGCCGGAGCAACAGTTCGCGGTAGGATGAAACCTCGAGCAGCGCGATGCCGGGGTCGCTTTCGAGGATCGCGGTGTACGCCGGGTTGATCGCGCGCAGATCCGCAATCTGGGCCGCGCGAATCGCCTCATACGAGAGGTTCTCCACGAGCGCCGGCGGCGGCAACTGGCTCAGATCAATGGCGTCAAAGCGCATTGGACCGGTTGTTACGAATTCAGACGAACGTCTGCCTCTATAACCGATCCCTCCGGCAGGTACAGACCCGAAATCGTGATGATGATCTCGCCCGGTGTAGCCGCGTTCACGCGCACCCGCTGAAGCTTGAATCGCGGTTCGACGGGCGCGCCGCGGATCGTCTGGCTGAAGGCTTCCGCGATCGTCTGCGTGAGATCGGCGACGGTTTCGGCGTTCATCGGCCGATCGACGAGATCGAGCAGGCCCGCGCCGTAGCTGCGCGTGCCCACCCGGCTTCCGATACGCGTGGTGACGATGTCGCGGATGCTCTGAATGAGGTGTTCGCGACCGCTGAGCGCCTTACCGGTGGAAGATGCAAGCCCGCGCATCAGACCGCCTTCACTTTGCTGCTGCCCTCGACGATCGGCCAAAAGCCGGCGGACGAGCCGCTGCCGACTTGCACGCGATCGCCGATCCGCGCTACGCGCGCGCCGCCAGCGCCGCCGAGGTTCAGGGTATCCGCCTCGATGGTCGCATTTACCGCCTTGATGCTCACACTGTCGGACTTGCCGCCCGCCTTGCTGGATTCGATCAAGGGCGTATCGAGAACGACTTTGTCGGCTTCGACGCGCACCTCGCCTCCGGAGGCGATGATATCGATCTTGCCGCCTTGGGCGACCTGCACGAGCAGCCGGTTCTCTTCGCGATCGTACTCGACCACGGTGCCATCTTCGTAAACCGTACGGTGGATATGCGGCTCTTGCGCCGGCGCAGGGTGTGCGCCGCTGTATAGGCTGGCGACGATGACACCACGACGGAGATCGCCGTCGGGGCTGGCGACGAGCACCTGCTCACCCTCGCTCGGGCACCACCAGGATCGATCCGCGCCCGCCCTGCTCGTGGCCCAAGGCAGGGCGGCGGTTTCGGTCTCGCCCATTTTCACGCGCGCGCGGGCATTCTCAACGTCGACGCTCATGACGACGCCGATGCGCAGCAGATTCATCAGCCGGCGCTCGATTTCGGCCTCGGCGTACGACGCTGACGCAAGAGAACGGGCGGGATCGCTCATGGCTCGCTCAGGATCTCGGAGATAGGCCGATACTTGTCGACATGAGGCGGCCCGATCTCCGGCGACCAGCTGCCGAGAATCTCGTCGGCCTGGAATGCGTCGACCGGAAGCGGCGTTGCGGTTCGATATTCGACGCTGAAAGTCAGCGTCGTGCGGCCGAAAATGTATTCGACGCCGTTGTCATCGGCCGCGCCGATATCGTGATCGACTTGCGTCAGGCGGCTTTTCACGATGACGCCCGAGGGATGATCTTCCATCCGCTCGAGAGCGCTCTCGATCTCGTCGGCAAACTCGTCGAGAGCATCCTCGAGCCCGTCTTCCGTTGCCAGCACGCCGGAAACAGTGACGGTGAGCGTCTTCACTTTGTCGCCATACCCATCGGCGTCTTGGCTCGTGGCGGCGAGCGCCTGGCTCAGCGCGGCAATCATGATCGCAGGCATTTCAGAAGGGCCGGAGACTGGATCAATGAGGTTGAGGTGGACGCGCGTTGCCGCGCGCGTTATCGGTGCCGGCGGATCGCCGACGACGAGCAGGAGCCGGTCGCGGAACGCTTGGCGGATGAGCGTACGCGGCGACGTCATGCCAGAAGCTTCCTGAGCACGAGAAGCGCGCCGGCCGGGTCCTGACGATGAACCTGCGCGACTTTGTAGGCGACACCTTCGACGGTGACCCGATCGTCGCGCTCGGGGGCAGCGACTGCGCTGTACGGTACCAGCAGCACCGTTTCGACGCTCGTAACGCCCTGCCCGTCGTCACCGAGCGCCTGGTATTCGTAGCTGGAATCGAAGGCTGCCCGAATCGTCACAGGGGCAGCGTTGCCACGTCGGTAAAGCACATCGCCGCCGAATTCCTCGACGATATCCTCGAACACTTCGCGCTGAATCTGCGGCCAGCTCATGCTGCAAGCGGGTGTCTACGGGTGACGATGAGATCGTCGCCCTGAGTTAGCTGGATCCCCAGATTGCTGAAGTTCAGATTGGCGTGCTGGCGACGACGTATTGGCGGATGGTACCCGACAGGATTGGGCAAATTGCCGGGCGAAATCATGCGCGTGCCTGAGCGCCGCTCTGTAATGTTCTGCCCGACACTTTCGTCAAACGGAAGCTGGAACATAAGGCGACCCGGAGCAATTTGCTCCGGAAGAACATTGCCCCGAAACAGTAGCGCGACGTCCGCGTCAGTGAGGCCGTACTGCATCCAGCCGAAGCACTCCGCGAGGAAGCCGTTCCAACTGTTCACGTTTGAAGAATGGCCGACCTGAATCAGATTTCCGATGCCGGCGATTGCTCCAATGTTCGTGGACGTATCGTCGACTCGCGAGCCATTGACCCAGAAGCTTCGGCTCGTAGCCGATCTAATTACGCCGGCGAAATGCACCCACTGGCCAGCTGCGAGCGCCGTCGTCGAGGTTAGCGTCGCCGTCGTCGAGTTTCCGTTGTGCCTAAAGCGCCATGCAGCGGCTGTCGAATCGTAGTCGATCGTCATCGAACCGGTGTTGCCGGTGACGACAAGCGCAGAAGCGGTGCCGCTAGGTAGCGTTTCCGCCCAGGCCCAACATTGCATCGAGAACGGATAGGCGCTGCTCGTCGGAATAGCGCCAGACGGAGTGGAGCATCGTTCAGTGTTCGACCTGACGAAGCGGTACGCCATTAGACGCTCGTCAATTCCTGGAAGAAGGCCTCGACCGTTACAGCTTGGCCGGTGTTTCCGGTGAAGACGGAACGGATGTACATCGTGCCCGGCGGGATATCGATCGAGTGAGAAACCACTTCGCTGTTCGCCACTCCGCCAGCCCGACCGTTGTAGCGGTACCAGTTCGTGTTGTCGTGGCTGACCTCGATAAACCCGGAGCAGGCGACGCTTGGTCCAGTCGCACCGTTCGTAAACTTCAGCGTCGCGACGCCGCCAAGCGAAGTGCGAATGTCGACCGAAGAAGAAGTGGTGGTCGCGCCAGCGGCGTTCGAGGTCGAACTCTGCAGCGTGCGGGCGGTTTTCGTAATCGGCATGGTGGTCTCCTATGGGCCGGCAGCACTGCGCCGGAGAAAGTTGATCCGCTGTCTACGACCTCAGATAGCCTCAGCCGTATTCCACCGGGTGTTGCTGCCGTAGAAGCTGCCGATCGCGGGGTAATCTGGCAGAGCCGTAAACGCGTCGTGAAACTCCTGCAGGGTGGTGCTCATGGTATTGTCGTTGACGGGAGAAGTCGCCTTGACAACGCGCATTAAGCCCAGCGCATGCGTGGAATAGTCATCCGGTCCGGCACTCGTCGTCGTCGCGTAAGGATCGTTGCGGTATGCCGCCCGAGCGCCGCTGAGCGAGGCGAGAGGAACGATCTCTGCGCCGCCAGGCGTCGCCGATAGCGTAACCGTGAAATTGGGATGCGTTCCCGAGACTGATTTGACGTAATAGAGCACGTTGTCGGCGAACGGCGCAGGCGGAGACTCGAGTCGAAATACACCGTTCACCACTGGATCGACGGGGCTGAAAGAGTCTGCAACGGTGGTGATTTGCGCGCTTCCGGAAGTGTAAACGACGCTCGCGTGCCGGCGGCTCATCCAATGCGTAAGTGGCGTGAACATTGCACCGCCGCTGACATGGCGGATCGTGAAAAAGTAAGGCGCGAACGCGAACGTCTTTTGCGTCGACCAGCCGGTGACAGCCCAGTCACGCACGTACTGCCGCAGCGCCTCACTCTTGCTTTCCCAGCCGAGCCCTGAACCGCGAAGCATCCAAGCAGCGTGAATGAGCTGCATGGCCATAAAGCACCATTGCCATGGCGTCATGTCAGTAGACGTCCAATTGTTGCTCAGAGGCGCTTTGATCGCGACTTCCGTCGGCGTCACAGACTGCGTGATGTATGCATGCAGATATTCGATGTTCTGCTTGAGGACTTCACGCCAGTACTGTCGCTCGTCGCCTGTCGATATCGAGTATGCGGCGAGCACATAGCGCAGCGACCAGGATCGACCACGATATTGAACTTCCTTCACAACGAGCGGCTGATAGGTGGTGCTGTCGATCGTGTGACGGCGACCAGTGTTGCCTGTCGCGCTGTAGTTTGGCTGATTGACCATGCAATGCGTCGCGAAAAGGTTGTTTAGATCGCGCCACCACACATCGCCGGTCAGAAGATAGAGCGGCCGATAGATGTCCGGGCAATGCCGGCTTTCCGGCATGAAGTTGGTGCCCGGACCGTTAAAATTGAAAGAGAAGCTGTTGTTGTTGCCGTTGAGGCCCCGCCAATTCGCCACGCCGCTGAACGCGCTCAGCGTGTTGTCGATGTAATGCTGAACGTTCGGCTTTGCGGTTCCAGCGCCAAAGAAGTCAGTCGTAGAGACGGTGACGTAGCGCAGCGTCGTGTCATCGATGTAATGGAACGCCCAATGCGAGAAGCACAGAGCGTTGATCCGAGCTTGCCGCAGACGCGCAAGGTTCGGCGATACCCAGTACGCCAGCGGCCATTCGCAGGTGTACCCGATCTCGGCTCGACCGCCGACGTTGCTTTGGTCAGAAGAGAGGTTGCCGCCATAGCTCGGTCGGTAGTCTTCAACCGTCGTCGACATCGTCGAAACAGCAGCCGTCGAATACGGCGGCATCATGCGCGTCTGATTCCAGTGTTGCTGATTATGCCGCGGTATCAGCGTCGGGCGCGTGCCGCCGATCCAGACTGCAGAGCCGTCAGCACTCGCGATCGCAAACGAGCCGCGATAAACGACCCATCGACCCGAATAGTTGCTGTTGCCCGCATCATGCCCCGCGATCGCGGAGGCCCCGTTGAGCAGAGACACATTGCATGAAGTGATGGCCTCGCCGCCGGCGGTGGCCGTGAGGCCGTTGACGACGCGCGGTAGAACTTCGCGGGCGGTAACGGTGCCGCCAGCATTCTTCCAGCATCGGATGTGGGTATAGAAAACGAAAAAGGTGCTGACCAGCCGCGTCACCATCCATTCGTCGCAGATCGGACCTTGGCGGACGCGGGCCCAGGTGCCGCCGTTGATTGCGCACTCCACATCGCCGTAGGCTCCGCTGAACGACCGCGTAACGCTCGCAAGCTTCACACGGAAATCTGTCGCTGCCTGCTCGTTGGAAGCCTGGTAGCTGCTGGTGTTCGTCCAGGGGTTGGTCTCTTTCCCAACCCACAGCGTCATCGTTCCGCCAGCGGCAATGCTGCTCGGCGTGCGGATCGAAATGGCGCAGAACGACAGCGAGCCGTCCTCATGGAAAGTTCGCTGATCGAATTGGGCGTCGACGGCAGTTCCGTTTACGTCAGAAACTCGCACAACGAGCCGATCGCCGCTCGGTACTTCGCCGGGTGCGAATGGCTGCCCCCAGGAGTAATAGCTCGCCGCCGGCACCGCATCACTGCCAGAAGTATTCTGAAGGGTGTGCGTGAGGCCTCCCGGATAGATTTCGCTCGGCGGCAGCGAGGAAACCAAGGTTAGGCTGACGTTGAAAGCCGCCGTGCCTGCTGAGTTTGTGACGTTGACGGAAAGATTTCGGACAGCCGCTATGGCGCTCGTAGTCCACGACAGGAGTCCGCTGGACGAAACGGAGATGCCTGCCGGCCAAGACCCATTGGCCGAAAACGTCACCGAAGAAGGCACTGCGCCTTGCGCCTGCAGCTGTACGGAGCCCGCAATGCCGGCGATCGCGCTTTCTTCCGTCGGCGAGATGCTCGTCGCTACGCTGGGCGTAGGTGGCGGAACGATGATCTTCACACCGATCTTGCCGCCGGTGCGCCGAACCTTACCTCCGAAAAGCCTGATCCCCACTGATCACCACTCCAAGAGGATCGTCCCCGAAATCTCGGCAGTCAGAGCGCCGGTCGAAATCTCAATCCGGTCGCCGAGCGCAAGAGTTACGGGTGTCGAATCGATGATGTCGGTGGGCGTTGTCGTCACCGCCGCAGCGTTGATCTCGGTCGAAGTCGTGTCGTTGCCTGCGCGCCGGGCCGCCGTGATCGTGGTTGCATCGCCCTTGGTTTCGACCTGACCGAGGCCCTTGAACTTCTTTCCCACGTCGGCCGCCCCGGCGACAAAAACCGTGCGCGAGGTCAGCACAGTCGTCGTGGAGAACGTGGCGGCAACGAATACGGTGCCGGTCATCCGCTGCTGAAGGTAAGCGGGCGTCCGGTTGATGCCGTTGCCGCTGCTGTCGAACATGACGATTTCGTCGGCCGAACCGTTGAGCACGTCGTTGTCTGAAATGTCGGCGGAAGAGTGCGTATGCCCGACGTTCGACTTCAGGCTGAGCGCGGTAGCAACGGAATCGAAGTTGCTGTCGACCGAAGTTTGATCGGCCTTCGCGGCGAGCGCGGAGACGAGGCCTGTGATGCGCGCTTGCGCCAGCGTCAGATTCGACTCCAGCCAGATCTTGACGACGGAGAGCACGCCACGCCGCTTCGCGCCGCTCAAGGCCGCAGGGAAGGTGACGTCGGTGCCGTCGCCAAGCTCGCCGCTGTTGATGGCCGGCACATCGCCAGCCGACCACGCTTTCTCAGCCATCAGCTACCCCATCCAACCACATCGCCATCCGGCCAGAGCAGGATATCGCCGTCCGGCCAGGCGACGGCGTCGGTATAGATCGCGCCGCCAAGCGGCGGCGGTGTTGCGCCGCCGGCGCGACCGGTAACGAACAGCGAGAAGAAGAAGCCGATCATCACCAGATCCCGTGCAGGTTGTTTGCGGTGACCGTCGTGCCGGTCACATAGACGCGCCGCGCAATCGCGGGCACGGGCCCGATCACGACGTTGATCGTGACCGGCGTGTCGCTGTTCGCGGGCAGGAACCGGATCGCGCCCGCGGCGCTCGCCCACATGCTGCGCACGGGGCCATCGGGAATGTCGGCGCTATCGTTGGGCGTGATCACCGCCCATTTCGAGCCGGGCGAAGACAGATCATCGGGAAACATCAACCCTCCTTACGCGTGGGGCCGGGCAGGTCTCCCCGCACCGGCCCCTCTCTCACGGGTGTTCTGGCAGCGCTTAGGTCTTGGTGCCCTTGATCAGCACGCGCGGACGAAGGCAAACGCTCAGAGGGTTGCTCTGCAGCATCAGCGAAACCGAGCGATTCCACTTGGTGTCGGGAGCGATCTTCGCGTAGCGCGGCAGGCCGATCGTGTTCACCGTTTCAAGGAAGTCGCCCGGCGCGTAGTAGGTGCGGAACAAGCCAGGCACGCCGACCGGGAAGAAATGCGCATCGTCGTCGCCGACGAATTGCGTGTTCCCGACCTTGCCGCGATACTCTTTGAACCGGATGCCGTAGATCGTCACGTCGCGCCGCGCCAGCGGCTCGCGCATGATTCCGTTCGTCGCTTCGTAATTGAAGGCTGCAAGGAATTCCTTGTGGGTCACCAGCTTGTCGAAGAAGTTCGAGCCGACCAGCGCCATGATGCCGGGCAGCATCATGTTGCCGTCGAGTTCGTCCTCGATCTTGCGGTAGACCTCGTGGCACTTCAGGCGGAGCGCGCCGAGGGCCGGGTTCGCGTTGTCGAGATCGAAGTCGATCGTATCGTAAGCGGTGACGCCGAACTCGTCGTAGAGATTGCTCACGACGCTCGAGCCGTCCGCATCGAGGATCAGGCCGCGAAGCGCACCAAGGCGGTGATATTCGAGCGTCGCGTCTAGGTTGCGGGACATTTCCGCGAAGCGGCTGTCGACCACGCTCTGCACGGAGGCGAGCTGGTTTTCGCTGCCGAACTGGCGCACGCCCTGCACTTCATCCGCCGTAACGGTGTCTTCCTGCGGAAGCTGCGGAATCGGCATCTTGCGGATCGTGCGCTTGTTGGGCGTACCCTGCATCGGAGGAGCGCCGCGCGGCCGGGTCGGAACCAGGCGAAGCTTGCCGCTCTCCTCTTCGATCGAGATATCCGTCGTCGGCACGCCGGTCTCGTTGAACAGACCGAGGCTCGAAACGAAGCCCGGAACGAACGGAATTCGGTTCACGCGATCGGTCAGGCTGACGAGGCTGAACGCCTGCGTGTTGAAAACGTCCATAAACATGGTCGAGTCCCTTCCCTTCCCGCTTACGCGCGAGCGACGATGTTAAGCTCAGCGAGCTGCGCGAGCGCTGCAGCCTTCGCCGGGTTCGAAATGCCGACCGGCCACACCAACTCAGCGGCGTTGACCTGAGCGAGGCGCACGATGGCAACCGTCTTCACGTCAGCGGAAGCTGCAGCGGCGGCATGGTAAAGGATGCCGGCCGCGATCTGTCGGCCGTCGTTGCCCGAAGGATCGAGGCGCACATACTTGCCGGTGCCGGCGGTCACCGTCACATCGAAGCCGTCGCCGACAACGAAGTCGGTTGCGCCGTCAGCAACCGTGAACTTGATGTCGTCGTCGAACGTGCCGCCTGTCGCAACCGTGCCCAGCACGAAGCCTTCCGGATCCTCGACCTGGAACGTCGCGGCGTTCGTCGCGGCGGCGATCGCGCGGACGGTGTAAACGCCGATCTTCGCGCCCGCCTTGACCGGCGTCGTAGGGTCCATCGTGAACGCGCCGTTACCGGTGTTGCCGCCCGCCTTCGCCGCGGCGGTCGCGCTTCCGGCGATGATACGGCCCAGCACCGTGCCAGGGTCCAGGTTAGCGCCGGCGGCGATGACGATCTGTTCGCGGCTCAGGCCGCGCTCGTCTTCGCTGACGATGAACTCGCCGCTATAGCGGCCTTCGGTAAGCACTTGCGCCATGATGTATCTCCGATCGGATTAGCCGATAACCGGCGGCCGGCTGATAGCGATGTGCTCCATGCCGAAGCGCTGCGCGGCGTCCTGCATCGCGGCCGCGCGGTCGGCGTAGATCTTCGTCGTGTCGATGTTGGCTTGTGCAGGTGCGCCGCCCTGCCCGGAGGAAACGCCGATCGTCGGACTTCCATCGGCGGCTGCGGCCCGCATCTTCGTCAGCTCCGCGCGGATCTCGGTGAGGGATTTTCCCGAGCGGATGAAGTCGGCAGAAAGATCGGGGCGACCGGCGAGACTGCACAGCGCCGCAATTTCTGCGGCATCCGCGCTGACCTGCTGCCGAAGCTGATTGAGATCGACGACGTTGCCGGCGGCCGGCGGTTCACCGCCAACCGCAGCAGCGGTCGGGACGGCCGGGCTTACGGGTTGACCGACGATCGTGCCGTTCTCTTGGCCTTCCATGGCGATTCCCTGCAGTTGCTGGCGTTGAACAGGAACGTCCAAAGCCAATGGACTTTTGGCGCTATAACCTGACTTTTCAACCTTGGCTAGGGCCTCTTCGAACGTCAGGATTTCATCGGCAAGGTTCGCTTCGATCGCTTCGTTTCCGAAGTAGAGCCTCGCCTCGGTACCGCGCACAGTTTCCGCGCTGAGCTTGCGATTGCGCGCGACTCCATCGACGAAAAGCCCATAGATGCGATCGAGCTGACCCTGGATGGTCTCGCGGCCGCTATCGTTCAGCGGCTTCAGCGAAGAGATGTCGGCTTTGTGCTTACCGGCCACCAGGATCGTGTGTTTGACCCCGGCTTGGCGGTACGATTCGCTCAGGTCCGCATGAACGAACACCGCGCCGATGCTTCCGACGCCGCCGCTCGGCGTCAGGTAGACCTTGGTCGCTGCAGAAGCGATCCAATAGGCCGCGCTGAAAGCCTGGCCGTTCGCGATCGCATGCACCGGCTTCTCCTGCCGCGCCTCGAAGATCATATCCGACAGCGCGATGACGCCTTCGGCTTCGCCGCCACCGCTGTCGATGTCGAGCAGGAGGCGTTTCACCAGCGGATCCGCGACTGCGGCAGCGATCTGCTGCGAGAGACGCTCGTAGCTGACCACGCCGCTATAGCCGTCGAATCCGCTGCTGCGATGGACGAGCGAACCTTGAATGCCGATCACTGCGGTGCCGGCAGGCGTGATCTTGAAGCCGTCGCGGTGCCGCTGCATCTGGATCTGTTCGACTGCAGCGCCGACGCTTTCGAGCCCGAGCCGGGGCCCGAGGAACGCCATGATCGACTGCAGCTTGCCCGGCTCGATCAGCAGAGGCGTATTCAGCACGCGCGCCGCAATGTGCGGCAAAGGCAGCGCTTCGGTCACAAGTTCGTCCATCATGCCCTCCGGCGTTCTCTATCAGCGGCGTCATACGGCGCATCGGATTCCGTGCGCTGTTCGTCGGCCGATTGGTCAGCGCGAGTTGCGTCCGACGAGGGTTGCGCGGTCGCGCCGCCCTTTTCCGGTTGCCGCCCATCGCTCGTGTAGACGAGACCAAGCTCGTCCGCCTTTGCGTTTTCAGCTGCGATCTCGGCGTCGATCTCGTCGATGTTGAGGCCGCGCCCCGCGAGCTGTCGGCGGCGGGAGTTGTATCCGGCGCGGCGTTCCGACTGCAGGCCCTTGATGTCTTTCTCAGGATCGATCCAGTCCCAGCCCGGCGGTACGTGCTCGACAGCGAGATACTTCTCGCGATCGCGCTGATAATCGCCGACCGAGATCGGCAGCGCGCCGGCCAGCACCGCCGTATCCATGAAGTGCTTCCACACGAAATCGCAGAGCAGCGGACTGATGAAATTCTCCTGCAGCGATTCCATGCCTCGACGATGCTTGAGAAGCGCCGCGCGCGCGGAAAGATAAGTGACCTGACTGTAATCGCCGGTCAGCGATTCATAGGGCACGCCGATCGGGCCGAAGCCGGCGGCAAGCATGCGCGCCTGATGCTTCATGTACGGGTCATAGGTCGCGCCGGTGTCCGGCGGATCGGAGAAAGACGGTTCGTCGCCTTCTTCCCCGACGATGACCGAGCCGGGATCCCATTCGACAGCGCGCGCCGAGCCGTCCTCCGACTCGCTCGACATGCTGTCCCCAGGCGCGGGGATATCGTCGTCGTCAAGCTCGCCGGCTTCGGGGGCCTTGCGCTTGATGAACATCGTGTAGAGCGTCGCGACCTGTTTCCGGATCAGCTCGTTGTTGTCGTAGAGGTCGATGTCGCGAAGCTTGAGCAGGCCGGATGCGCCCCAGGGCACGCCGCGGATCTGGTTGGGCTCTTCCTCGATGAAGAGGTGGCAAACCTCGGATGCCGGGACGCGGACGCGGGTCCGATCGCTGTAGAACAGCGGCCGCTCGCCGGGATGCTCGCGCCACAGATGGTAGGCAACGCGGCGGCCGATAAGGTCAAACTCGATCCCCTGCCGGATCGGGTTGCCGTTAAACGTGTCGTTGTAATCGAGCGCGAGATGGTCGGCCTGCAGCACCTGGAATTGCAGCGGCACTTCGAGACCGTCCTCGCCCATGCGGCGAGGCCTCGCGCGGATCAGGACCTCGCCGGCACGCACCATTTCGCTGCCGGCGATGTATTGCAGACCGTAGATCGTCGTGCGGCCGCGGGCGTCGGCCTTCTTCGCCCAGCGCTTCCACAGCGCCGAGATCGTTTTCCGCAACTCCTCGTCTTCGACGAGCGGCTGCGGATAGAAGCCGATGCCGATCATGTCGATGACGCTCGCGTTGATCGCCGACCGGCCCCATGGCGTGTTCCGGTAGACGTTGCGCGCGCGCGCCTTGAGCAGCGGCAGGTCGGCGTTGATCAGCTCGTTCGCAGATGACGGATTGGGCCGCCAGCCCGCCATGCGCTTTGCAACCGACGCGCCCTCGAAGCCGGCGTAGGTCTGCCGTGGGGTCCCGACGTCCGCGCCGAAGAGCATCCGAGTCGCCGCGGCGAGGCGCGAGAATAAGCCGGGCGGCTTGGTTTGCTTGCCCATCAGATGCCCTTCCGCGAGTGGATGTTCAGCATGCGCGTGCGGCGTTTCCCGTTCGCCGCACGCTCGGTCCGCGCGATTTCCTGATCGAGAAGCTGCAAGGCTTTCTCGCCCTGGCTGAGGTCGCGCTCGACGGTTTTATCGCCCCAGGAAACACGATTGCGGAGGCTGGTGATGTTCTCGACCAGTTTCTCGCGGCGACTGCGAAGCTGTTCAACGGAGGCCATCGATCGACTTGTTCCTGATCACGCGACGCCCCGCTCTCGGCTTCTTCCGAGGCGGCGGCTGAAGCGGCATAGAGCCTTCGTCCTCAGGTCCGGCGGGGATGGACGCAAGTCCGATGCTCTTTGCCTCCCGGTTCAGCGATAATCCGAGAGAGATCAGTCCGTAAAGGGCCGCTGTGCCATAGACCCTGCAGTCGAGCGGCTCGTTCCGGGCGCTGTCTTTCTTGTACCACTCGACAATCTTCCGCCCCTTGATGAACTTCACCCGGCGCTGTTCCGCCGTCAGGCCGTCGAAGTAGTCGGCGTCGCGGTCCATTGGGAAGTGCAGATAGCCTGGCCCCGGCTCCTCGATCGCGAGGCGCTGGTAGAGCGCCTCCTTAACGGCGTCGACGCCGACGATGTAAAGCGGGACCCGACCCTTGTTTTTGCTGCTCGCCTTGCGCGGCCACACCGGCTTACCGAACCCCCCACTCCCTTTGATCGGCCATACGCGCCGGTCGACCCGGCGCTTGCAGAAGCGATAGACAGCCAGCGTGTGGTGACCGCCCGAGTCGATACAGGCCGCCTTGATCCGCATCGGCGGCACCGCGCGCGTATGCGGCCAGGCGCGCAACAGTAAGGTTTCGAGCTGCTCCCACACGTCGTTGCCGGATGGGTCGCCCCACAGTTGCTCGTACGCGATCGACCAGCTTTCCTCGTCCTGCCCCCAGCCGATGACTTCGACCTCGAGGCGATCGTCCTGTACGTCGACGCCGGCGGTCAGAACGGCGACGCCGGCCGGCAGCTTCGCGGTGAACTCTTCGCGCCGATCGACGAGCTTCTTTCGGTCGGGCCGATCGCCCTGCCCGCGCCAAACCTCCGCCAGCTTGGTGTTGACGAAGGTCTTGAGGCGCGGCGAATCCTTGTAGACGTTGCCGTGCTCGATCGCGATCGACGCCCAGGACAGCCAGCCCAGCGGGCTATAGAGGCTGTTCAGGAAATAGCTGGTGGTGCGCCCGTCGCCTTTCGCGTGCGGGATCCACTCGCCATGCTCCAGCATCCACGTCTTTTCGCTCTCATGCAGGCGTTCATGGCAGCCTTCGCACTCGTACCAGGGCGCGTACCGCTTGCCCTTTTCCCACTTCAGGTTCGACCATTTCAGCCATTGCGTGACGCCGCAGGCTGGACACGGCACGTAGAAATGCCGCTGATCGCCTTCCTGAAACGCCTTCTCGATGCGGCTTAGGTCTTCCTCACCTGGGGTGCTGGTGATGCCGATTTTGCGGTTCGAGAAGGTGGCTGTTCGCTGAATGGCCAGATCGAGCGGGTCGCCTTCGGACTGCACATCGAGCCCGTACGCGTCGACCTCGTCGGCAAACAACCACCGGATGGGCATGCTTCGCAGATCGGCCGCGCTCGATGCCGAAGACATTGCGAGCACGCCGCCGGGGAATTCCTTCATCCACATCGTGTTGCCCGGCTCGCGGCCTTTTTGCTCGGGCACTTTCTCGAAGAGCGACGGGGAGAAGTTGATCAGCGGGTCGATACGCGTCCGCATTACGCGCCGGATCGTATCGTCCGACGGCAGAAGCATCATCGCCGGGCCGGGCGCGCAGTCGATCATGTAGCCGATCGCGTTCAGCAAAGTTTCGGTTTTGGCCGTCTGCGCGCCCCATTTCAGAACGACGCGCTCGATCGGATCGCGCGTGCTGAATCGGTTCATGGGCTCGCGGGTGTAGGGCGCGCGCGTCGTACGCCACTGCCCCGGCTCTTTCGAGGCGACGGTCGACAGCACGCGATTCTGGTCGGCCCATTGGCTGACCGTCATGTACGGGTCTGGCAGCCAGGCGTCGGCGGCGCTGTCGATCAGCTCCGCCAGCGCGACGGCATAATCATCGGGCCGGGGCTTGCGGGGTGCGGACTGATTTGAGAGCACGGGTGTCATCCGCCATCTGGCGCAGCAGCGTTTCGATTTCCTCGGTGAATTTGACGACGAGTTGGCGCGCCAGCGCCGGGTCCGCGACGTGCTGTTCGACGATGCGCTCGGGCAGCGCCAATAGCCGGTCGCGGGCGGCGCGCACGATCGAGAACCAAGTCTGGCTGACCTGGCCGGCGCGGAGGAGCCCGCCGGCCTCCATCATGAACTTCTGCTCTTTGAGCTTTGCGTCCCATACGGCGGCCAGCGTAAGCGCGTCCGCGCGGCTGGGTGGGCCCTTCCCGGGCGACGGCGCGCCCTCGCCGGGCTCCGGCTCTGCAACGGCCGTGTCGCCGCCTGGGCGGGCCTGCGTGGGCTGCGGACGCGGCTGCCGAGGTGACGGGGCCGTCGTCCGCGCCTGCCCTATCTGCGGACCTGCCTGGGCGGCGATCTTGCTGCGCCGAGGGTCGCTGTTGCCAACCCACTGAGCCAGCAGCTTTTCAAGGTCGACGGTGCCGTCAGGTTCAAGCGTGACGCGGCCTTCGGCGCGCGCCTTGCGGATTCCTCGTTCGGAGATCGGGAAGCCCCGGGCAGTCAACTGCCGGGCGGCTTCCCTAATCGAGACGCCCACTGCGGACCCCCGCGGACCAAGTGCGGACCTCCCCCCATTTCGCTAACTGGCGAGGTCCCGGGCTCGCGCGGCCCCCGCATCGCCCGAGGGCCCAGAAAGGACCCGTCGAGCATGGGTCGGCATCGAGCATTGCATAGGCAGCATAGCGGGGGCGCATCGGCATGCCGACCTCAATGCACCCGGGCGACCAACTTCGTCAAGCCCGATTGGACGTTCCTGGTTGCGAAATGCTGGGGCTGGTGTAGGCTGCGTCCTGCCGAGGGTAATGGGAGTGCGCTCGGCAGACATGCCCTAGCCTTCAGGCGCTCTTGCCCATATGCGGCAAGAGCGCCTTTTTCTTCGACGCAATCTGACCACTTTGCCCTCGCACAAAGGCGTCGTCACTTCACCGCTTCGGCCGCGCCGCACGGTAAAGGGATTCGAGGGAAAGCGCCCGCCCTGCCCCTATCTCTCGATCAGGAACGGCCCGGCATCGACCGGGCCGTTTCTTCGTAAGCTATGCAGCCGCCTTTTTCCGTCGGGCCGTGGCCGCCTTAGAGATATCTTTGGTGACGATCAGCCGCTTGGCGGTAGTGTCGAGAGCGCCGATCAGCGTCTGTTTCGGCAACGCCTTCGCCAAGCCCCTGAGCGCCGCAAGAAACTCTTCGTTCAACAGTTCGGCGCTGTCGATTCCCTTCATCGCCAGCGCGACTGTACGAGAGACCGGCAATTGTTGCGCCTCATAGGCGCGCACAGTGCGGGGGCTGATTCCCAGATGCTGCGCAGTCTCGTCCTGCGTCCAGCCCTTCGCTTTGCGCCATGCCTTGAACTCTGCCCCGTAAATCTGGCTCGCATCTGGCCAAGGGTTACGTTCCGGGTGGGCCTCATACCAGAGCCCATCGGCCCCTAGATCGCACTCAGCGCCGGGCCATTCCACGCCGCTGCCGTACTCAGCGACCTTCACCGCCTTGAAAACCGCTTCGTCACGGACAGGCGCGAAGATATCGCGGCCGAGAAACTGCTTCACATCGTGCTCGGTCGTTTTGCCGTTGCCCCAAGTTACGCGAAGACGATAATTCGCGAGAGCTTCGACCGCTTCGACCCGGAACGGCGCGCCGCCGTCCAATTCGCTTGCATCCTTTTCCATTATCCTACGAGCCTCTTCCATTCTTCGAGCAAAAACCCCCGGTTCTCCTCGACCCATTTGACCGCTAAAGCCTCGGCAGCTTTGTTGAGGCTGCCCAGCCGCTTGGTGATCTCACCCGTTCCAATAACGACCTTCACCTGCGAAAAATCCGGCGCAATGATGTGAACATGCGGCGGTTCGTGATCCTGCGTGTGGATCTTGATGATCAGGTTCTTGATGCGCTGGATCGTCGGCATAACGAGAACATAGGAAATTCAGGCGGTTTTGTCAAAGGCTTTACGGCCTTAAATGCCGCTTTTTGTAGGAAAAACGCCAATGAACCGGCAGAATAAACGGCTCTTCGCCGACCTGATGAATGCCGCCAGAAGCATTCGCGATTATGAAGCGGGAAAACCGGCCCATAAGGGCGCGGTGCTCGTGCCGCCCGACCTCGATGCCGCCGCGATCCGCAAATCGGCGCGCCTTACCCAGCAGGCGTTCGCTGACGCTTTGGGCGTGCCAGTCGCGATGCTTCGCCTATGGGAACGGGGTCAGCGCCATCCGGAAGGGCCTGCCGCCGCAGCTTTGCGCCTGCTGCACCACTCGCCCGCCGCTATCGACGCGCTGCTTTCGGCTTTGCCGTCCGCAATGCCTCCGCCAGCGCCTCCGAAAAGTTCGACGCGAACCGCTCGGAAACCACAGCGGCAACGGTCTCTCGCATCTTGAGATCGCCTTTCACGCGCACGCTGGGCTGTAGAACGTAAAGCACGCGCAGGGGATACCGGGTCATCGGATCGTCGCGCTGCACCACGGCCTGCAAGCCCGCGCGGCGGCCTTTCTTCAGCGTCGTCAGGAAGAACTTCGGCTTTTTGTAGCTGCCCTTGCCACGCACCTTTCGGCGGCGCGGCTTCGCCTTCGCAGATCGAGCCAACAGCGCGCCCGGCCATTCCGACGGCTTGGTGACCTTCGTCTTCGGTTCGCGAATCGCTTTCGGCACGCCGATGGCGCGCCCTTTCCGAGGTTTCTTCTCGCCGCCGGTTTCCTGCAAGCCCATGAATTCGTCGCGGCTCACCACGGCGGCGCGCAAATCGCGTTTCGATGCGCTTCGTACCTGGATGCCCTTGTCGAGCCACGTCGTGCGGATCGTGAATATCTGAGGCAGGCGCGCGCGAACGGCCGCCTGGCCTTGCTTCGCCGTCGTCGTCAGAGCTCGCGCGGTGGCGAAGGGTAACTGCGATTGCTCGATGCTCGACAGCGCCGCCTTCAGCGCTGCGGTATCGGCACGGACATAAAAGCGCGACTTCATCGCTTGGGGGCTTTCACCGCCGGCGGCAGATACCCCAAATGGCGCAACTCGATCACGAGCGCCCGTTCAGTGATGTAGGCCAGCGATCGCTCCTCAGCGATTGCCGCCTTTTCCAGCGCTTCCCGGACTTCCGGTCGCAGGCGAAGATTCAAGCCGCGGGTCTTGATCGGTGAACCTTTTGACATTGAAGCAACCTACGATTACGGTGCGTATGTGCCACTCGGTATCACTGAGCGGCGCATACGTAAAGAGCGGCCCGACGGGGTGTTACGAGCACCCGCGCCGGGCCTAACCCGAACCATGGAAGAGACCCATGACCCAGGCTAAGTTGAACGTTACCACGCACTGCCGTGCCGCCACCATCGGCAAGGAAATCGAGCGGATCGATCGCCTGAGCGATGAAGCCGACCTGCGCATGATCGCCGCCAGCGACGAAACCCGCGGCGTCTTCTGCGAGCAGATGGCCGCCCTCTTCAGCCAGCGGCAGCAGGCCGAACGAGACCTCGCCAGCGTAAACTGCCGGGGTGCTGCGGGTGCGCTGGCGCAGTTGGGGCAGATCAGGCTTGAGCTGCTGCGCGCCGAGTACGCGTCGACATCGGATCGGGCGCTGGCGGATGCGCTGGATCGGGTAGAGCATCTGCTCCGCTCGGTGATGGGCTGGGCGGAAAGCATCTAGGCGGCCCAGCTGGGAGGCGGCGGGGACTCGTACCGCCGCTTTTCCTCGTTGAAGCGCAGAGTTATCGACCCGATCGACCCCATATCCGGCTGCTCGCGGATCTTCCGGATGAAAATCTCCGTCGTCTGCGTCGCGTTGTTCCTGTGCACGACCACGCCAGCGTCGACCATGTTGGCCCAATTGGCGCTGCCCGCGATGTCGTAGAGGCTCGGCGGATCGAACTCGCCATCGTCTTTGCGGCGCAGCTTGGTCGGGTGCGCGACCACGATCGTGCATACGCCATGCGATTCGCCGAAGCGCCTCACCTTGCGCAGGCAATCTCCAATGTACTCGGTCTCGGTCATATTGCTCGGGCGAGCGCTTTCGACCTGATTCCAAGGGTCGATGATTAAGCCGTTGATGCCCATGCGGATGGCTGCCCAGCGGGCGCGCTCAAGGATGAAATCGATGGTGGGACGATCTTCCTCCGGCCGGATCAGCGCAAAGTATTCGTGCAGCCAATCTATCGCACAATGAACGTCGGTTTCGGAGATCCACTGCTTGGAGAAGGGCTTTCCGGAGAACTTCTCGATCAGCCGGATGACATGCCGCTGAGGTGAATGTTCGGGTGAGAACACGGCCCAGCGCCAGCCGTCGGAGCGGGCAACGTCAACAGCGATTTGCTGAACGACGCCGCTTTTGCCGTGGTTTGGAATCCCGGTAACGACCGTCAACCCGCCTGGCTGCAGCGTCCAGAATTCATCCATGCCGGGCAGCCCCGTGCTGACGATCGGCTTCATCGCGTCCCCCATCCGGGCAAGCCCGGTCGCGAAGCGCAAAGCGAAGCGAACCGGGCGATAGCCCGGTCTGGGGGGAGATATATACCCCCCTTTAGGGGGGTTATATATCGGGGGGTCGGCGCACAGGTCGGCGCAAGGTCGGCGCACAATGATTTCAATGGGTTACAGGCAGGTCGGCGCGGTCGGCGCAAGGTCGGCGCAGAAAGCATGTTTTCAACCTTTTCAATGGCTTCCCGATAGGTCGGCGCGGTCGGCGCAGAAGTCGGCGCACATCCATTTTGGGTACGAGTGGAGGGGATGCTCATTCGGTTTCCCCCTCTTCTTCCGGCAGACGCATGTCCGCCGGCTTCACATAAACGCGTTCCTTCCGGTCGCGTCGTACCGTCACCTGGACGAGCTTTCCGGCCTCGATCAGCCGGTCCTTCGCCGCTTCGATTTCGCCGCGGCTGTAGGCCCGCAACGCGCCCTCGCGGCAAATCGCTGAGACGACATAGGTTCGAGCGAATCGATCCGGCGACATCCGGGTACCGGAACGGCACAGCCGCCCGATCACGTTTAGAACATGTCGCTCGATCTCATAGCGCTCTACCATGCCGAGCGGCGCAGAGCTGCTGACGTGCTCTGCTGGCTGGAAAACGCCTTGATGCCAGCGCAGCCGAATCTCATTGCCTGTGCGGCCATAGTTGCTCTTCATCAGCTTCAGCACGCGTTCATCGGGGTCTCCTTCCTCGTCATCGTGATGTTTTGGTCGGGTCAGATAGCTTCGACCGCGCACGCTGTTCGACCATGCCGTCGATCCGCTGATACCGCTTCCCGTTGTCATGCCCTGCACGCTCGGGTGCGCGGTCAGGATCACGCCGCCATCGGTCTCCATCGCGAAGCGGCGCAGCGCGTTGACGAAAGCGCGGACTTGCGGGCGTATGATCTCGTTTCCGCCGAACGTATCTGCGGCTGTGTCGATGATGACAAGCTGCGCGCCGAAGTCGCGGATGTGCATCAGCACCTGCTCGTACAGCCGCGTCTTGGTGCCCTTGTCGCCACCGCGGTACGGGAATTCCATCAACAGATTGTCCTGCCCGACGCGGCTGGTCATCGATACGTCGTGCGCGACATCAATCATGTTGGCATCGTAATGCGCATTGATATCCGCCTGACGCCGCCAAAGCTCGTCATCGTCGTCTTCGCAGAAAAAGGCGAAGCTTCGCACCCTCGGCACGTCCAGGCCCAACCATGGCCGCCCTACCGCGCTCGCGGTCATCAGTTGCTGCATCAGCAGCGACTTTCCCAATCCGCCATCACCCGAAAGCAGGCTGACCGTGCCCCGCAAAAGCATGCCCGGCACCAGCCAGCGGCGCTCGGGTACGGGCTTGTCATGCCAATCGCTGATGTTGATCGGCTGAAAGGGTTCGATCGCCTGTCGCCTGTTCGGCCCGCCGGGGAAGTCGCGCACGTTGCTCATTTTGGCAGCTTCTTCCCTTGCAGAACGTCGTTGAAATCGCCGAAGCCATCAGGCGGAGATATCATCTCGACGATGTATCCTGCGCTCTCGTAATGCTGAGCTGCTTTGGCGGCCTCACGCTGACCGACTTCTCCGTTGTCGGCAAAGATCGCTACGCATTCGACGCATTCAGGCATTTCGATTTTCGAGAGGCGCTGAGCGCTCAAGGTCGCCCAGACGGGAAGGCTATAAAGTTGCCGCGCAGAAAGCGCAGTCTCGACTCCTTCAGCTAAGCCCAGCGTTTGCATCGGCCGCGCCAGGCGAACCGCACCGTCGTGCATAGGGCCCAGCGTCAGCTTTACCTGAGCACCGGGAATTTCTGCCTTGCGGCCATCGTCAGTGAGGTAGATGCGCTGCACGGCGGTGAGTCGGCCAGTCGGGTCTTGGATAGCTGCGACGAGCGCCGGGTGATCCGTGCCGGTAGGGTGGCCAAGAAACGGCACGTAACGTAGCTTGCCTGGGAGCGAGCAAGTGATGCCGCGCCTTCGCAGGTATTGCTCCGCCGGAGTGCCGCCGATCGGCTCGGCCTTTTCCCAAATGCTTCTGGCTACACGTGTCCTCGCCAGTGCATCCCGATCCTCGGCTGGCTCGGGCGTAGACCATGCGCGAGGCTTGATGAGCGGCCGATCGACTTTCTCGCCTCGCTGCGCCCAAAGATTCATCGATCGCAATGCATCGGTTACGGCCTCGTAGGAGCAGCCGGCGAAACAATGCAGCAGCACGCGCCCGTCGCGTGTTTGATAAACTGAAAAGGACGGTTCTTGGTCATCGTGAGCAGGGCATCGACACACGCCGCGGTTACGGTCCCATCGGCCGCCCAATGCCTGTACGATTGCCTGTCCATCCGGCGCGAGACTCACGTGCTTCGCTCCCAAGCCTCGTAGAGTGTTCGCGGCAGCCTCTGCGGCTTTATAGGCTTGATTTTCTTCGCCCGCGGGCGACGCAACTCGCCACGTGCGCACGCTTCATCGAAGGCGCGATAGCCCGACAGCAGCCATTCCCGCTGCTCAGCTTGCTCACCTTCGGGCGGCGCTTGGCGAGAGTTGATCATTCCCACCCCGCAATCCGAAAGACCACGCGGCGGTGGAGTTCGCGCAGAGCGGCCACTTCCTCAGGAAGAGCGAGATGCGAAAATGCACAAGCGTGCAGTTTCGCCAGTTCTTTCAGCTCGTCGGGCGTCATCAATGCCGCCATCGCACTCAGCGAAAGCAGCAAACACTCCGGTTTGGGAATCTTTACTGGAGAAGGAATTCGCGGCGGTAGACTGTCAGGCATAGCAAACCTCACAACATGTTGCGGTTTGCTACCTCGGCGGGCCTTTACGGACCGGGCGATTCGGGTTAGCAAGCCCCCGAAGTCACCGCGATCCTATCTCGACCTCACCGAGATAGCGGCTTCATCGGAAGGCCCGGGGTCCACGTCCCGGGCCTTCATCTTTTCCGGACCATAGGGGCGAGTCGCCCGGCGACGCAATACGGATTCGGACGAATTTTGTCGGCCGCTCGAACATTTCCCGTGGGCGCATAGAGCGAAAAACGCCGGTTTTCTGCGGATTTCCGCCGTAAGACCGCGACCTAATCGCATCCGAAACAGTCGCAGAATGTAAAACGTCGCTTGACTTTCGTCCTGCCATCGCCCCAGTGTCGCGGCGTCGAGGCGCGTGGAATTCGCCCGGCAGGAGGATCGCAAATGACCAAGAGCGGCGCTGCGCAGGCGCTTTCCCCGTTTCCGTATCGAATCCCGGCGCACTCGCCTGCGCCTTTCACGCTTCACGACAGGGTGACCGGCGAGTTGCTCATTGAACCGAGCGATGGTTGGTCGCTGCGGGATGCGAAAGATCGCGTCATCGCGGCGTGCAGCAGCCAAGCGAAGCTGCAGCCGGGCGAGAAGTATGCAAACGCGCTGCTGTTCGGCGCTGCGCCAGCGCTGCTCTACGCGGCGATCGAGGCGCGGCGCACCGCGGTTGCCGACGCCGGCGGTGACTGGGTGATTTCCGGCAAAGCCTTTCAGGCGCTCGGCGACGCCCTGCACGCGGCGGGTGTGCGGTGAAAGTCGTGCCGCTCCATGAGCAACACTGGGATTGGGACGAAGGCGACTGCTCCGTCTACCAATTCGCAGACGATGGGTCGGTGATGACCTTAGCTCGCCCCGAGGATTCGCTTCCTCTCGAAGCGCGGGCTCTCATTGCCGCTCGGCTTTCTATGATTCCCGAGATGACTGGGGCGCTGATCTCCGCGCAGCTCGCGCTGATGAGCTACGTGTACGGCAACTGCGCCCCGGATCTGGGGCGCGACATCGCCGATCGGATTGACAGTATCCTCGACGCGATATGGGCAACGCCATGACGTTGGGCCCCGGGCTTACCCGTCGAGCACGGCAACTCGAAGCCGAGCGCCAGCGCACGAGCGGCTTTCGCGAGTCGTGCGTTTTTTTGCTGGCCTTCCTCGCTCTCAGCATCGCAGCGCCGCTTTTGATCTGGGCTGCTGCTGAGTTTTTGTTCGGAGCGCGTTGATGGCAGACGACTTTTTCGAGATGACGTTCACTTCGCCCGTCGAATGGGGAGCGAAGAACGACGCTGAATCCTGGTTGACCCATCAAGGGTTCTCGATCGCCCCGTCATGCGCCAGCGGCACGCGCGGCGTAATGCTGGGCAAGATGAAGATCGCGAAGTGGCGGAACCTTACTGCCGATGAGCGGGCGCGCTTGCATGGGCGACTCGACGGCGATACGCGGCGGGGCCCGCTGCGCTTGGTTCTCACGAATGCCTTTGCGATCGAGGCAGCGCGAAAGACGCCCGGGGAGACGGAGATTGCTGCGCCGGAAGGTTTCGCAGCGCCGGATGCCGACGCCCAAGCAGTCGCGACATCGCATCTCCTGCCTGGTCGGGTTGAAGTGCTTGCGGAATCTCCCCGCGCATTCCTCCGCAGCGCCAGCGGCCGGTACGCCTATCTCGCCGCGAAAGATGGGGTGGCGACGATGATTCAATCCGCCATGGAAAGCCCGGAAGAGCTTTCGCAGTGGGCCGCCGATGCGATCGCCGACGGCTTCACGCTGCATTACCTGCCGATCGAGGTCGCGCGCACCCTGCTGTTCGAACCGTTTCCGCCGGGAGCAAAGGCATGAGGGAAGGCTACGTCTTCATGGACCACGTGGAGTGGGTCGAGGCGAACAACCGCGCGCTGCGCCAGATCGCGTCTAGAGGCCGGTCGAAGGAAGCGGCGCGCATCCTCGCCGACGTGCCGGAGCAGCTTTCGGAGTTTCAGCGCCGGGCGGTGACCATCATCGGGATGGCGTTCGGCGGGATCTACAATGCACGGGTGAGCTGGCGGACGGTGGAGTGGCAGTACGGCAAGGGCGTCGCTTTCATGCTCAACCACGAGACTCTGAGCACTTTCGACGCCAGCGCGCTCACCGATCTCGTCTTCCTCTGCCACGCCGCGCGCGTGCGCCTCGAGTTGGAGGCGGCGGCTGCGTTCAAACTACGGGTGGCGATGCACCCGCGGAGCGACGAAGGCGGGCTAGGCGCGAGGCATCCCGATTTGCAAGAGGCGGTCGCTGCGTTCGACGCGATGGTGCCGCCTGAGCATCCCGTTCGCTTTCGGAGGAAATCGTGAGCACGAAAACGCCAGCGCCTGACTACGCTGCGCCTTGGACCCTGGAAGAAGACGGGTGGACCTACGGCACCGATCTCGACGGCAACGACTGGATCATTGCAACGCCTTCGATACCGCTAGAGTGCAGCGTCGTCGGCCGCGAAAACCTGTCGGCTGCGCTTAATGCGCAGGCAGAAGCGATCGACCGCCTCAAGACTGCAGCGCCGGAATTGCTGGCGGCTGCTATTCACGCGGTCGAAATTATCACGGACTCATACGGCGAAGATCAAATAGCGGATGGCGACTGCCAAGCGTGCAACGTTCTCCGCGCCGCCATCGCCAAAGCGACAGGTGCGGCAGACCAATGAAGATTCAGCCGTACAGATACGCCTGCCAGAATTGCGCGCACGAATGGGTGGGCGAAATGCTCGTCGAATGCAGCGTTTCGCTTTGGGCAAAGGCCCTGAGCGAACTGCGGTGCCCGAAATGCGGCAGCGAAAAACTGCTGCTCGGATGGCCGTCGAAGCCGAGCGAGCAGCCGACGCCAGTCGGCGAGGGCGCGACGTTGCCGAAGCTGAAGGAGCCGACCGATGGTTGAGCGTACACACGAACTGAAGACGCTGCCGCCCTATTTCGAAGCCGTCGCCCACGGCGACAAGAATTTTGAAGTGCGGCGGAACGATCGCGGCTTTCAAACGGGCGATCGCGTCGTGCTGCGCGAGTACGATCCGGCGAGCTACGGCTACTCCGGCCGCGAGATTCGCGCCCGGATCGCCTATATTTTGCCGGGCGACGGCGTCGGCTTGCAGGCTGGTTACTGCGTTCTGGGATTGGCGAATGTCGAGCAAAACACCGGCGTCACCAGGGCCGTGCCTTCGTCGAACAACTCCCGCGAGAACGCTTTCGTTTTTGCGTGGACCGCCCCAAGCGGCGACTTCCCCGCCTATCTCAATTTGACCGGCGATCGATTGACAGTGCGCGCAGCATCGGACGGGTGCGCCTGTGGCGAAACGGTCGCGATCGATCTGCCGCATGACGTTATCATCGCGCTCGCGGACGAACTAGCCCTGCAAATCCTGCGCGAGCACAAGGAACGTGAGACGGTGAAGTCATGAGCGACGGCACGGCGATCGAATGGACGGATGCGACGTGGAATCCGGTCACCGGCTGCTCGGTGATCTCCGCAGGCTGCACGAATTGCTACGCGATGCGGCTCGCGGGCACGCGGATGAAACACACGCCGAGCCGCGCGGGCCTCACCGTTGAGAGCAAGGCCGGGCCGGTGTGGAACGGGCAGGTACGATTCAACGAAGACTGGCTCGATCAGCCGCTGAAATGGAAAAACCCGCGACGGGTTTTCGTCTGCGCGCACGGTGATCTGTTTCATGAGAGCGTGCCGGACGAATGGATCGATCGCGTCTTTGGCGTCATGGCGCTTGCGCCCCAACACACTTTCCAGGTGCTGACGAAGCGGCCGGAGCGAATGCGGGACTACATCGACCGTTGCAGCCGCCTGGACGAAAACGGATATCCTGCCGAAGACATTAGGGTCTTTATGTCGGCATGGACGCAGACGCCGAGTTGGCGGCGACGCAACGTCACTGTCGCCCGCATGATTCCGCCAGGGCGATTCTGCAAATCGATCACATGGCCGCTGCCGAACGTGTGGCTCGGCACGTCTGCGGAGGATGCGCGCAGTTATCGGGCGCGATGGGGCCATGTCGCCGCCACGCCCGCCGCCGTGCGATTTCTTTCGGCCGAGCCGCTGCTGGGTGATCTCGGCGATCTTGATCTCGGCCGCGTCGGTGCGCCGGAATGGGTCATCGTCGGCGGCGAAAGCGGGCCTGGCGCGCGGCCGATGCACCCCGATTGGGCGCGATCGATCCGCGATCAGTGCGACGCGGCGGCCGTGCCGTTTTTCTTCAAGCAGCACGGAGAGTGGCTGCACGAAGATCAGGTGCGGGACGGTCAGCACCCGTGCGAGCGCTTCTTCAACGCGCAAGGCCAGCCCGTCGACCTCGCGCCGATCGACGAAGACGGCGTTTACACCGGCCGCCTCTGGCACTGGTGGAAACCCGATCTGCACGCCTCGATCCGCATCGGCAAGAAACGCGCGGGCCGCAAACTCGACGGCCGCACGCACGACGAATTCCCGCGCGGTTTCCATGTCTGAGCTTTCGGCGTCACATATCGCGAGTATGCGCCACGCCCTCGGGCTCGACCGAGCGGAGAAACCCTATCGCAACCGATACGCTGCGGCTGTGGGTACGCCGCAGCACGCGGCTTGGCTACAGATCGCCGAGGCCGGGCTGGCCGATCTTTATCGACAAGGTTTCTGCGTCACCCCCGCCGGCGCGCGCGCCATCGGTATCGACCCGAGCCTCTATCCTGAGGAGTTTTCGCAGTGACTTCAGCATACCCGCTGCAATGGCCGGAAGGCTGGCCGCGCACGCCTCGCCACGAGCGAATCGTCACCACGCGCTTCAAAGGCTCATTCATCACGAACTTGGGCAACATCTTGCGCGAGGTCAGGATGCTCGGCGGCACGCAGCCGGTGATCTCCACGAATCTGCCGCTCCGGAAGCGCGACGGCCTGCCCTACTCCGACGATGCGACCACGCAGATCGATGATCCGGGCATCGCCGTTTACTTCATGCGCGAGGGCAAGCAGACCGTGATGGCGCGCGATGCCTTCACGACTGTTCATGACAACGCCGCCTCGCTGCGCCTCGCGATCGAGGCGATGCGCGCCCTCGAGCGGCACGGCGGCGGCGATATGATGGACCGCGCCTTTGCAGGGTTTCAGCAGCTCCCGCCGCCTGGCGGCAGCAATGCCGAAGTGCTCGACTGGCGTGCGGTGTTCGCCCCGCTGCCGGCAGGATTGGAGAAACCCGATCTGCTGCTGATCGTCGAGAGCCGCTTCCGGAAGCTGGCGCAAGAGGCGCATCCGGATCGAGGCGGCAGCCAGGAGCGGATGATCCGGCTGAACGCCGCCCTCGCCAAAGCGCGGGAGGATTTGCGGTGAGTTTACCTGCGATCGATTTCCGGCGGCTGCGCGAGGACGCGGAAGACGCCCGCAACGGCATGGTGAGCCTTCGTCAGAGCGATGTGCGCGCGCTGCTTGGCGTAGCGCAGGCCGCAGAAGAGGCCCGAGCAGAGGGCTGGGCGCTGCGCAAGCTCTCCGGCCTCACCGCTCGACTGCAGCGCTTCAAGTTTCCGACGATGGGCTAACCCATAATGGGTAAGTCACGACAGCGGGCAGCAAGATATCTGCGGTGGACTTCCCTGAAGATCGACGGCTCACTTCACGATTGAGGCAGCAAAGAACTGTCCAGAATGCCGATCGACGGGGGCATGCATGACTGAGGCGATCGCGGCGCTCACAAGCGCCAGCGCGATAGAGAACGGCGCGGCTGAGGCTCGTCTCAGTTCATCGAGCCGCAGGCTTATCCCAGATTTCGTTGCGGCGGCGGCCGTGTTTTCAGCGGTTTCACTGGCCGTCTATTTGGCGATCGTCGGCCTGGATCAACGCGGGATGTTTCGTTACTGGAACATCTTTTTCGACAGCGATCCTATTCGATACGTCGCGGCATACGCCCACGGGTGGGACGGAGGCGGCGTCTTCCGGCCGTGGACGAAGTTCATCTATGCGTTGCCCGTTCGCGGTATAGAGATGCTGCTCGGCGTTCTGGATCTTGCGACGCCGGATGTGCGCCTGCGCGAGCAGATTCTGTTTGTCCTATTGGGTGCACAGGCCGGAGCGGCCGCGGTGCTGAGCTACGCCATGGCTCGCCTCTGCGACGTGCGGATCCCCTTCGCCGCTCTCTTCGCTGCCGTCGCTGCGTGCTGCTTCTCCAACCTGGTTTTCTTTTCGGTGCCCGAGTCGTTCGGCACCGCCGGGCTTGCATTGGCAGTGATGCTTGTCCTGGCCCTCTGGATCGTACGATTCCCGGCGGCGGCTCCGCCGAAGCTGGCCCTCGATGCGGCCGGCATTTTCGCCTGCGGCATCGCCATAACGAATGCCGTGTTCTTCGGTCTTCTTTTCTGGGCCGGGTGCGTGGCGCGAGGCATGCCTTTGTGGAAGGGATTCCGGATCGCCGTCGTCAGAGCCGCGATCGTGCTGACGATCGCCAGCGCGATCGGCTTCTTCGCCGCCGGCTTTCTCGGGACGGGCTCGAGCGCGCGAGTCGTTACGCCGCAGGAGTTCTTTATGGCGTACTGGCTGCGCTTGGAGCCCACCGCGGCGATGCTCGATTTCCCGCGGCTGCTTGGGCTGTCTCTGGTCGGTGTCTATCCCGGCGTCGCGGTGAATGCTGTTCAATTGGAAGGGCACCCAAGCTTGATGCTGTCCTACACTGCCTCAGCGAGCGTTTTCCCGCTGTTGGGCTGGTGCACCGTTTTCCTTGCCGCTTCCGGCGTCGCTGCTTCGTGGCATCGCCCTGAGCGCGGTATCGCGCTCGCATGCACCGCCTTCATTGTCTGGAACTGGGCGCTCCATAGCGTGTGGAGCGGGGGCGAGAACTTTCTCTATTCGCAGCACTGGGTGAGCGCGCTGCTCTACCTCCTTCTCGTTGCGCTGATTGCATTCGCCAAGCACCGGCTGCTGATTGCGGCCGTCTCGGCGATCGCCATCATTCTCGCGGCGTGGAACGTCTCACTGTACCTGCGCGTCGTCGACGGCATTGCGAGCGACGTAATCGCCGGACCGCCGTCTCAGCCTATCGAGCGTCCGTAGGGCTTGGCGCGATCGCGCGGCGCATGAAATCGCCCAGCGACGCCAGCGCGCCGGGTTTCGTCACCTCGCGGCGCATCTTTCGAGACCACGGCGCATCGACGTTTGCGAATGGGTCGGCGGACTCCGGGCGCTGCGCCCGCGCCTGGCGCTTCGCTTCTTGGGCGGCGAGGAACGCGTAGTCGGCCGCCAGCGTCGGCCGCGCTTCGAGGAATTCGCGTGCCGTCATCGCGCCCTTCATCGAGTTGCAGCGGGCGCAAGCCAGGCTGAGATTGTCGGGATGGTCGCTGCCGCCGCGGGCGCGGGGAATGCGGTGGTCGATCGTCGCGTGCAGCTCGTGCGGGATGCGGCCGTCGCGGTTGCCGCGCTCGATGACAAGCGGGCGGGAGCAGTATGCGCAGTGCGCACCGTCGCGTTGAGCCAGGAGGGTTTTGGTCTGATAGCCGCCCACGACGCCCGTCCTATTGCGACCAGCGTCATGAGACCATTCTTGTCGATAGGCGGCAAGCGGCTTTACAATTTCGCTTGGCGAGGCGGTGCGGGAAAGCCGGTATCAGGAAAGCCCGTAAGCGCCCCACTCACGCAGCAAGGGACGGCTACGCCGGAGGGTGGCGGAAACGCTAGGCACCAATTCCCTCCGCTACGTTGCAAAGCCGTACAGATGATCGGTCGCGCGCACCGCCCATCGATACCGCTCCGCCTCGCTTAACCCTTGAAGGATTTGCCTCGAATGCACAAACGAGCGAATTCCTTAAAGTCTTTCCTACATCACGCCGACTTCAGCCGCGCCAGCTCGATCTCTCGAAAGGTGCGGCCGTCGCCCGCCAGCGTGGCGCGTTGACCGGTCAGCTTTTCCCACCGGCGCACGATCAGATCGACATAGTGAGGTGACAGCTCCATCGCGAGGCAGATGCGCCCCGTGGTCTCCGCCGCGATCAGGGTCGTGCCGGAGCCGCAGAAGGGCTCGTAAACGTAATCGCCCGGGCTGCTGTTGTTCAGGATCGGCCGGCGCATGACCTCGACAGGCTTCTGCGTCCCGTGCCCCCAGGTCTCTTCCTTCTCGGCGTTGCCAAAGGAATTGTTGTTCTTGATGGTCCAGAGCGTGCTCTGGTTTCGGTTGTTCGGATCCCAGTGGCTTTTGCCGCCTTCGCGGACGCCGTACCAGCACGGCTCGTGCTGCCAGTGGTAGTCGCCGCGGCTCAGGGCAAAATGTTGTTTTGCCCATATAATCTGCGACCTTATGACAAATTTACAGGCTGTCAGGCTGTCAGCGACAGCGACAGCGTGTTTAGCACCATGCCAGACATATGCAACATCTCCTGGAAAGAGCGCCCACGCTTCGCGCCAATCGAACCGATCGTCGTTGAGCACCTTCCCTTTGCTGCGCTTGCCGACTCCGAGGTCCCTGCCCTCGCGCCAGCTCGGATCGTATTCGACGCCGTAAGGCGGATCGGTCACCATGAGGTGAGGCTTGTGGCTGCCGAGGAGCCGGGCGACATGCTCGGCGTTCGTGCTGTCGCCGCAATGCAGCCGGTGATTTCCGAGCAGCCATAGATCGCCGATCTCGCTGATCGCTACCTCTTCCGGCGCGGCGACATCGTCTTCGCCGGCCGCAGCGAAATCCTCGTCCTCGCCGGATCCGCCGCCGATACCGAAATTGTCGAGGCTGGGGTCGAAGTCGGTATCGAGCCGCGCCATCATGTCGTCGATCTCGGATTGATCGAAGCCGGAGAGGCTGAGGTCCAGATCGGTGCCCTGCAGGCTGCCGAGGATTTGCGCGAGCTTGTCCTCGTCCCATCCGGCGTTCTCGGCGACGCGGTTATGGGCGATCGCGTACAGCTTCTTTTGCTCGGGCGTGAGATGCGCCAGCTGGAAGCACGGCACTTCACTCATGCCGATCAGCTTCGCAGCCAGCAGCCGGCCGTGGCCCTCGATAATGACGTTTTCGCCGTCGACCGCGATCGGATCGTTGAAGCCGAACGCTTCGATGCTGTCGGCGATCTGGCGGATCTGGGTGTCGTCGTGCGTCCGCGCATTGAGCGCGTAGGCAACGAGACTATCGACCGGGCGCTGCTCGATCTTGAGCTTTATCTTCACGAGAAAAACTCCAAGGGGTGCCGCCGTTCTTTAAGCCAGCGGGCCTTCGTTCATGCCGCGGAGGAAAGCGATGAAGCGATCAACGTCTTTGGTGGAGAGCTTCTTGCCCCCGTCTTTGCCGAGTTTCGTTAAGAACTGCGTCATGTCGGTCGCATCGATCAGTCGCCGCCCATCCGAAAGAAGATGCGCGCGCAAGGTGACGCCCGCGATGACTGTTTCTGCGCTGCGCACGATCGTCGGTTTCGCTTTCATGCCCTGTTCCTCAATAGTTACGGACCAAGCGGAGACGTTTGCCGCGTCCCCTAACTGCAGTGTCGCCGCCGCCCGCAAGCGGAGATAGTGGCTTTGCACGCGCGTCGGTTATTGTCGTTAAGTGCATTAACCATAGCCCGCGGCTGGAATCGGTAAGAGGCGCAGCGTCGCTTTCAGGGGCACGCCAAAGCCGCGCACGATTTCTTCCCATTGCTCCGCTGAGCGGGCTACACCACATGGGCAACCGGCGCGTGCGAGGTCTGCGATGCAGTCCTTCTGCGCCTGGCTGAGCACTCCGTCTTTCGTTTTCAGTTCGACGAAGAAGGCGCGGCCGCGCCACATCAGCTGCGTATCCGGCCAGCCGGCGCGAAGGCCCATCGCCTTCAGAATCGCGCCGCGCACTTTCCCGCCGCCGCCGGCGGGAAAGGTGGTAAACGCCACCTCCCCGCCCTTCGGGCAGGCCAGCGCAGCAAAGTCTGCAACGGCGCGGTGGAGGTCCTCCTCGCGCCCTTCCCAGTCCCGGCTGCGATCGCGGCGGGCCAGGCGCAAGGTCACTTACCCTTTTTGGGTTTCGAGCCTTTCGGACCGCGCGGCCCCTCGCTGCCGAAGCGGCCTTTGTCCATGACAGGGCCGTCGTCCTCGCCGTCGTCCTCGTCGAACATCTCGCTCTGATCGGGCGAGATCGAAGGCGGCTTATCTCGGCCGGAGAAGGCAGCGGCACCGCTGACGACAAGCAGAACGGCGTCGCCGACCGCGTCATGAAGGTCGTGGCGCAGCGGATCGCTCTGCGCGAACTTCACGGTCGCCTTGATGCCGTCCTTGGCGGTGATCGAGACCAAGGTGCCGACCATGACGCGTCGACCGTCGGCGGCCATGATGTGCACGGCTTTGTTGATGGCCGCCTTTACGAGCGACTCGATCTCAAAAACCTTCGCCTCTTGCTCGACGGCCGGGCGCGCACCCCAGGGCAGCGGATTCTTCTCGTTCTTGAGCGTTTCCCACAGGAAGTCCGTGATGTCGCCGAAGAGGGTTTCCCGCGCGAGATCGATCGCGCTTTCGGTGATGTTTTGGTTCGGCACGGGATGGCCGGTGGATTCGCTTGCTTCTTCCTTCATGAACGCCTCCGCGGAGCGACTGTGGGTTTAGGATCGAGGATCGTGCCGCCGTACCCGGTCGCATATCCCGGCGGGCATCGCTTGATGCCGACTGCAGACGCGAAGGCGGCTACCGCTTCGGCATTCGCCATCGGCGTGCGTGAGGGTGGCCCGCCGTTTGCGGCGCTGCTGGTTCGGGCGGCCAGAATCTTGGCGCGGTAGTTTGCCAGGCGCGCTCGCGTGCCGAGCTTGTCCAGGTGGACCATGCATTCGCGCTGGGTTCGCTTGAGCGCGGGCGCGATGACGCTGAAGGACTCGTTCTTTCGGCGGCGAGCCAGAAGCTCCTGCTCTTCCTCAGGCGTCCAGGGCTTCGCCATCGGCTCCTCCGCTTGCCGGTTTGTCCCAGGTAAGGCGCAGCGTGTCGGGGTCGACGGACCCGCCCTTGCGGCCGATATGTGCAAGCACGGCCTGAAACCGATCAGAGGGCATGTGCCCGACTTTCGCGTAGTAGTGCGCGAGCTGGCGGCTCGTGCCGATGATCTTGGCCACTTCCGCGATGCTGCCGACGGCGTTGAACAGCTTTCGCAGAGGGGTGGGCTGTGGCGGTAATCCCCGCGCCATGATTCGGTCCGAATGGTAAAGCGATGTTAGACGCTCTTAGCCAGTTCGTCAGATTTCGTAAAGCGGCGCTTTACTGTCGCACCGCGGAACCTTCGATATCGGCGGTCGTCTGTTGACCGTGGGAAAACAAAGCGTTAAAGCCATGCTTTACGGGCAGGGCGTATCGCAGTAGGAAACGGGAAACCGAATGCTGATCGCCGTGGAGCAAACGCTCGTGCCTAGAACGCCGCCGAAAGCCCCGAAGTCGCCAAAGGGGGCCAAGGGGAAGAAGCCGCCGAAAGCTGCCGCAGAGGTCGCGCCCAAGCCGCCGGTGCCCTACGTGCCGCGGGTCGGCGTGCGGATCGTTACGGCGGACGGAGATATCGTGCCGCCGCCGGCGCGCCCCGAGAAAGGCTCGGTCCGCGACGTGATTTTCTACCTGCGCGCGAAGTATGGGCTCAGCCAGGCCGCCCTGGCCCGCTTGACCGGCGGCCGGCGAAGCAAACAGAGCATCAACTATTACGAATCCGACCTGAAGCGGCAGTTTCTGTTGCCGCCGGTGATCAAGGATCTGACCGATGCGTTCCGAAAAGCCGGCGCGACCGAGGAAGACCTCGATCTCCTGAATCCATACGGCCGCGATGACGCCGAGCGGCAAGGCGCGTCGCACGCGAAGATCGAGCAGCTCGAAGAGCTCGCGGCGAAGCAGGACAAGATATCGGCCGACCTGGAGTCGATGAAGGTCGCGCTGCACGCGATTCTCCGCCGCCTTCAGCAGATGTCGAAGCCCGAATAGCCCCCTCCCCCATTTAGGTATCCGCGACGAATTCGCAGCCCTGCGTCAAGCAGGGCTTGCGGATCGCATTCCGTTCGACTACAGAGTTTGTCGAATTTGGTCGTTTTTTGTCATACCGACCAGTTCGAAGGAGGAGTCGGATGGGAAACGTGGAGCCTGTCCCGCCGCAGGTGCGGTTGAGTTTTCAACGCCTGCCTGAGCGCCGCTGCGGCGTTCAGATTCGAAACGAACAAACCCGGGAAATCCTGACCGTCGTCAGCCTGCGCGAAGCGCGGGATTGGCTGACGATGCTTGGCTTCCGCTACATCGCCGGGACCAACGGCGTGTGGGCACGCGCGTGAGCGACGCCCAAGGGTTTCTGCCCTTACGGCCGCCGGCAGCGCACATGCTGTCGAGGGGCTCGGGCCGCGCCACCAGCCGCGCGGCTGCGGAAAGCATCGTCGGCCACATCACCGATCTGCAGCAGCGCGTTCTCGACGCGCTGCGTGCTGCAGGCCCCACGGGCCTTACCGACGAAGAGTTGACCGAAACGCTCGCTCTCCGCCCAGGCAGCAGCACGGCGCGGACGCGGCGTGCCGAGCTGACCGAGGCCGGTCTCGTCAAAGACAGCGGAATCACACGCGAGCTGCAGTCGAAGCGGCTCGGAACCGTATGGGTGCTCGCATGAGGAATTCGTACCGCTACGCAGGCTGGGCCATCGAGATCAAGCACGAGGGCCGCTGGGTCCCTTTCCGCATTCCCGATCGCGATCGGGCGTGGAGTTACAATGCCCGGGGCTACGACCTGTCGTTCTACCCGTCGCGGCGACAGGCGCGCGCCAAAGCGAAGGACCTTCGGCACTTCGCGCTCGGCATGGAAGTCCGCGTGCGCCGCGCCAGCGCCACCGTCGTGATCGCCGGGGACGCGCAATGAAGGCGGCCGAAGTGGGCGAGGCGTTTGCCTTGATCAGCGAGTTGAAGCAAGTGCGCCTCCTGATCGAAAACGTCCTGCGCTCAATTGTGCCGGGCGACGATCCGCTTTGGTCTCTCGAAGTCGGACAGCTTGCCGTCAACCCAATACCGCAACCGATCAGGACCATTCTCTCCGATACGGAGAGTCGCCTTGTAGCGCGATTGATCGCACTCGGCGTGACCGAGCTAGAGGTGCTGCCTTGATACGTGACCTCACCATCGGCACGCGCGCCGAGAGCGACGGTTCGAAGCGCTACGCCATCACGCGAATCGAGTGGGATGAGGATGGCCGCTTGCCGGAGCGCACCGCCGCGGCCGTGCGGCAGCAGAAGCGACTCCGCGCGATGCGCGTGGAGGAATATGCGGCGCGGATCGCCCGTCAGGCGACGGGGGCGTTGTGAAAATCGCAACGAGCGTTCGTATTTTGGTGGGCGACGTGCGGGCGAAGCTGGGTGAGCTTCCCGACGAGTCGGTGGATTGTGTTGTGACTTCCCCACCTTACTGGTCACTTCGCGACTATGGCGTCGAAGGCCAGATTGGCATGGAGGACACATATCTTGATCACATCCGAGTCCTGGTGGACGTGTTCCGTGCGGTGCGCCGCGTCCTGAAAAGACAGGGAACGGTGTGGCTCAACTATGGCGACTGCTACGCAGGATCATGGGGTGCCCAGTCTCGCTGCTCTGAGACGCCCGGAAGCCTTGAAGGTTCTTCGATGCTGTCCGCGCGGCAGATTAAGGCTGCGCCCAAGGGGGGGGGGTCAAACACGGGATCCTCAAAGCGGACGCCCGGCCTTAAGTCGAAAGACCTCATCATGCTGCCTAGCCGATTGGCCATCGCGCTGCAGGAAGACGGCTGGTGGTTGCGCAGTGAGATTGTCTGGCACAAGCCCAACCCGATGCCGGAAAGCGTCACGGACAGGCCATCGTGTGCGCACGAGAAGATTTTCCTTCTCAGCAAAGAGGAAAAGTATTTCTACGACGCCGATGCGGTGCGCCGCCCGATGACTGGATCGAGTCTCGCGCGCCTCAGCCAAAACCTTGATCTGCAGCGCGGATCCTTTCGGCAACCTGGCAAGACCAATGGCCCGATGAAAGCGGTCGGGCGCTCGGATAAGCAGCGCGGGCACTCACGTCGACATGCCGGCTTCAACGAGCGCTGGGATGCTATGGAACGCGAGCAGCAGATGGCTTCGGCGAATCTGCGCAACGTATGGACGGTCGCTACCGCGGCTTTCCGCGAGTCGCACTTCGCGACTTTCCCGCCCGAGTTGGTCGAGCCTTGCATCAAGGCTGGATGTCCGGAAGGCGGCGTAGTTCTCGATCCTTTTGGCGGCGCGGGCACCGTAGGTCTAGTCGCCGGCCGTCTTCGGCGCGACGCGATCTTGATCGAATTGAACCCGGAGTACGCGGCGATCGCGCGGCAGCGCATCGACGGCGACGCTCCGATGTTCACGCAAGTCGAGGCCGCCGAATGACGCTCTCATTCGAGCAATTCTCCGGCATCCACAACGGCACGTTTCGCGCGATCAGCGCTGATCCGCCGTGGAAGTTTTCGGCGGGCACGAAAGGCCGCCCGCAGCACTACCCGCGCATGACGCTAGGCGAGCTAGAAGCGATGCGCGTTCGCGACCTGATGCATCCCGACGGCGCTTGGCTTTTCCTCTGGTCGATTCCCCCGATGCTGCCGCATGCGCTGCACCTCATGAAGGCATGGGGCTTCCGTTACACGAGTGTCGCTTTCACGTGGGCGAAGACGAATCCCACCGAGCAAGGCAAGCTCTTTTTCGATCCGACATCGTTCGCGCTCGGCACCGGCTATACGACGCGAAAACAGTGCGAGTACTGCCTGCTCGGCCGGCGCGGAAAGCCGCAGCGGAAGTCGAAGGCCGTTCGCGAGCTGATGATCGCGGCTCGGCGCGAGCATAGCCGCAAGCCTGACCAGATATACGAGCGCATCGAAGAGTTCAGCGCCGGCCCCTACTGCGAATTGTTCGGCCGCAACACGCGGCGCACGTGGACCGTTTGGGGGAACGAGATCGAGAAGTTTGGAGAGGTAGCGTGAGCGACACCCGGGAAGACAATCCGTTCAGTTTATCGGTCGATGATGCCGACATGCTCTCCGTCGTCGTCGTCCTATCGCCGATGTTCCGGGTCCAGGTCCTCGATCACATGCGCCGACAGATGGGAGACGCTGCTTTCGGGCGGCTTTTCGCTGAGTTCATCGGCCTCGCCAACCGTGTTGTTGAAAACAACCGCGTGATGCTAACGGAGATCTGCGAAGAGCGTGGCATCACGCACCCCGACTCTTCGGTGAAGCCGAACCTGCCTTCCATTTTCGGCGCGCTGCACGGCGTCGTGATCGCGGACGGCATCGACGAAACGAAGCTTTGCGGCGGCTGCGCGTTCCGCATCGGCACGCCGGCGAACCAATGTCACTCGACGATCGAGGACGCGCTTTACTGCGGCGAGCCCGGCGAGCGCCCGTTCATGTGCCATGAGCATCTGGACGAAAGAGGCGAGCCCACGCGCGCATGCGCGGGCTGGGCTCAGTTCCGGGCGAAATCCAACGAGGAGGCGGGGCTTTGAGCGGGCTCGTCATCGACAATTTCGCCGGCGGCGGCGGGGCTTCGCTCGGGATGTCGTGGGCGCTCGGGCGCTCGCCCGACGTTGCGATTAATCACGACGAAGAAGCGGTTGCGCTGCACGCGGCTAACCATCCGGAAACGCTGCACCTCTGCCAGTCCGTCTGGCGTGCGGATCCGCAGGATGTTACCGCCGGTCGCCCCGTCGCGCTCGCTTGGTTCAGCCCCGACTGCAAGCATTTCAGCAAGGCGAAGGGCGGCAAGCCGGTCGAGAAGCACATCCGCGATCTTGCCTGGGTGGTGGTCCACTGGGCGCGGCGCGTGAAGCCCGCCGTCATCATGCTCGAAAACGTCGAGGAGTTTCGAGATTGGGGGCCGCTGATCTCGACGGAAGACGGCAAGCTCGTGCCCTGCCCGGCGCGCAAGGGGCTGACCTTCCGGCGCTGGGTGCACGAGCTGAAGCGCGAAGGCTACGCGGTCGAATGGCGCGCGTTGCGAGGCTGCGATTACGGCGCGCCGACCATCCGCAAGCGCCTGTTCCTGATTGCCCGGTGCGATGGTCTTCCGATCGTCTGGCCGGTGCCGACGCACGGGCCGGGCCGCGCGAAGCCCTGGCTCTCCGCGGCGGAGATAATCGACTGGTCGCTGCCGTGCCCTTCGATCTTCCTGACGCGCGAAGAGGGGCGCGCGATCGGCGTGCACCGGCCGCTCGTCGAGGCGACGATGCGGCGCATCGCGCTCGGCGTGAAGCGCTACGTGCTCGACAGTCCGCGCCCGTTCATCGTGCCGATCACGCACCATGGCAGCGACCGCGCGCACGCCATCGAGGAGCCGGTGCGCACCGTGACGACGGCGAACCGCGGCGAGCTGGCGCTCGTCTCGCCCAGCCTCGTGCAGTGCGGATACGGCGAACGCACAGGCCAGGCACCTCGTGCGGTCGACATCGGCGCACCGCTCGGTACGGTCGTCGCCGGCGGCCGCAAGCATGCGCTCGTGGCGGCGTTTCTTGCCCAGCATAACACGGGCGTGATCGCGCGCAGCGCCGTCGATCCGGTTTCGACCATCACCGCCCGCGGCACCAACCAGGCGTTGGTTTCGGCCGGGCTTATTCAGATGAAGGGCAGCAATCGCCGCGACCGCGCGATCGATTTGCCGATATCGGCGGTAACGGCGCAGGGCTGCCACCTGGGCGAAGTGCGCGCTTTCCTCGTCAAATATTTTGGCACCGATCAGGATCCGCGCCTTCATGAGCCGCTGCACACGGTAACGACGAAGCACCGCTTCGGGCTGGTGATGATCGAGGGCGAGCCCTACGCGATCGCCGACATCGGCATGCGGATGCTGAGCCCGCGCGAGCTGTACCGTGCGCAGGGCTTTCCCGACAGCTACCGCATCGACATAACGATGCCGAACGCTCGACCGCTGACGAAGACGGCGCAAATCAGGATGTGCGGCAACAGCGTGAACCCGCAGATCGCGGAAGCGCTCGTGCGCGCGAACCTGCCGGCGCTGTGCACTGATCGAGAGGCAGCATGACTGTCTACGTCGATGATGTGCGCCATCGCTTCGGACGCATGGTTATGTGCCATATGTGGTCCGACTCGCTCGACGAGTTGTTCGCCATGGCGGATCGCATCGGCGTCGCCCGTAAATGGCTGCAGAGGCCGCCGAAAGCTTCGTGGGTACATTTCGACATTTGCCTCGCGATGAAAGAGAAGGCGCTCGCCGCCGGTGCAGTGCTGACCGACAAGTATGGGCCTTCTGAATTCATCGCGCGCCAGCGCGGCAACACCAGGATGATCGAGCTCATCGCCGCTTTGCGCGCTGCGAGGGCCATATGAACCGTTGGATGAAGCGAATTCTCTTCGCGCTCGGCTTCATCGTTTGCGAAGGAAAAGACCCAGGATGCTGGATGCCTAGTGGCAGCGATCGGCAGAAGATGAAGTGCGTAGCCTGCCGGCGCACCGCAGCGGAAATCTGCGCGGCAAACGTCACATGCGGTCGACTGATATGACCCACCCAGCCGTAGCAGCAATAACCAAGGCGATCAGGAAACTCGAAGCAGAGGGCTGGCGACTGCCGACAAACGCGCGCGCGGATGCCGAGATGTTCGAGATCATCGAAGCGGGGTCGACCGGAATTCATCGCGGCTTCTACGAAGGCGAATGGCCGGAAGGCTCGTGGTTCATCCTTTGCGACGACGGCGACGTTTGCGGCACGTGGCCGATGCTCGTTCGCCCGATCAAGCCGCAGCCGAGCGAGAAGCCTGCATGACGCCGTCGATCGAAAAACGCCTGTTATCCGAGATCGAGGCGGCACGCTATTGCGGCCTGAAAACCAAGCAGACATTCAGGAAGCACTTCGGCGAGCACCTGAAGCCGATCGAGCGCGGCGGGCGACGGCTCTACGACAAGTGGCAGCTCGATCTTTACCTCAGCGGCGCGACCGGCCTGCCTGGCGCTAGCGCGACGGATCAGCCAGCGCCGCCGGCATCGCCGCCGGATCCTGAGGTTCTTGCGGCGCGTCGGGAAGCGCTAGAGATCGCGCGGCGTTCCAGCTACGAGCCGCACGAAAAGCCATAGTCAGGTTGCGCGGCAGATAGGTTTCGAGGATGTCCTGGCAGTACGCGATGCTGTGGCCCGAGAGCGCGGCGATCGCGACGATGTCCACGCCCATCTCGCCGAGCCGCACCATCGCCGTGCGGCGGAGGTCGCGAAACTGAACGCCGGAGGAAATCTCCGCCGCTTCGCGCCAAAGTACGAACTGCCGATTGAAGCTGCGCCGATCGAAAGGGCGGCCGCGCACCGTGCGCACGATCGTCGACTCCGCCGATTGCCCGGCAGCCGCTTCGCGGACCTCCGCAGCGACATGGTCGGCCAGCGGGATATCGAGAATTTCGCCGGTCTTCTGCTGCTGCAGTCGAACGACCAGCCAGACCTTGCCGTGCTCGTCGGTCGCCTCGCGCAGCTGACCGACCTTCAGCGAGATCACGTCGGAAAGGCGCTGCGCGGTGTACAGCGCCAGCAGGAAGGCCAGGCGGATGTTCGCCGGCATTTCGACCGTCTTCGTGGTCTTGGCCGGAATCCGCCCGAAGGTCCATCCGCCTTTGAGGACCTCGCGCTTGGCGGTCAGAAACGCCCGCTCCTGCTCGTGCGTCCACACGGTCCGCCGGCGCTTCGTCTTCAGGCGCTTCGGCCTGACCGCCGGATTTTCGGTAAGGCCGGGGCAGCCGAGGCTCAGGCCCAGGTCGAAGACCACCCGCAGGGTCGAGATCATCCCGTTCGTCGCGAACGGATGCGCGCGCCCGGCGCGTTTCAGCTCTTCGAGCCATTGGCGCGTGAAGGCGAAGAGCGGCAGGTGCCCGTACAGATCCTCAAGCTTGCGCAGGCGGCCCATCACCAGGGATCGGGTACGGGGAGCCAGGCTGAGAAACGCGTCGTCGGCGCGGTAGCGCTTCACCAGCTCGCCCATCGTCTTCGGACGGATAGGAGCGGCGCGGTAACGCAGCGTCTGCTCCGCCTCCGCGCGGGTATTGCCGAGCTTCACCCCGGTTTCGCGGCAGTAGAAATGCTCGCGCACCTCGCCGCTCTTCAGCGTTTTCACGACTCGCTTGAGGCGATTCTCGGCGGCGGCTCGCGGCAT